ATTGTCCGATATATTCATCTTGTCCTCTTCCGAATTTTACTTTTATGTCACCCTCTAAAAAGGGGGCGAGGTCAGTAGATTTTAGTTTTTCTTGGCGCAGAGGCTCGCCGCTTTCTTTAAGAAGTTTTGCCAGCACCTTTTCTCTGGCGATTATGGTTTTTTTTAGGCTGGCTATTTCGCCTGCAATCCTTTTTACGTTGTCTTCCATTTTTAGAAAATTTAATGTGATATAATCCGCATAACCCCGCTTTCCCGCCAATATTCCCTAAGCGGTCAAAAGCGGGAAAGCACCAGTTATTCGACAATAGGAATAAACTTGACAACCATCTCGATCATGTCTACCTCAAGGTCTCCAAGTTCAATATCAAGATATACAACCCTTTGCCTATCCTTTAGGAAGTTATGCGGATAGGTTATCAGAGCAAGGTTTTTTGCATCGGCTAACTCAGCCGGGCGGCCTTCTATTTTCTCAATCAGATCGCGGAGAATATTCTCCTTTATCTGGTTGATGTCGGCAATTACAATGTTTACAATTTCCATAGAATCATTTTTTTGGCCTAACTGCGGCTTGTACGCCGCTCGCCGATTAGGCGAAGGTGTACAAGCCGCAGTTAGGCCAAAAACAGGTTGCCGGTGAGATGCGATGCCCGCACGTTCTCGAACACAGGGCTTTGCGGGTACAGCGGCGCGATAATTTCAGATGTGCGCCGCCACAGTTGGTAATACGACAGGTTAGGTTCCTTTGTCAACGCATCCAGCACGGACGTGGTAAATACGCCGCCACGGTCATCTTCGTAGGACACCTGGTAGATGTTGCTGGACGAATAGGTAAACATCTTTGCCTTGATGCTGCGCTTATCGCCCTGCGTGGCTGTAACCTTCGCCTCATTCACAGCCTGTGGAGCACGGACAAAACGGGCGCGGGCGCCGTTGTATGGCCGCTGGTCTTCACCGCGCATGAATCGCCAGTTGGATTCTGCGAAACAGCAGTCGCTGAGCCAGATCACGGTGACGCCGGCTTTGAACTTCTTGAGCAGTTCCCGGAACTCGTAATCCCAAAATATACCGTCATGCAGACAAATCGCAGTCATGCGCTTGGTCTGTCCGTTCACGATATTGTCATCGTAGGTGCCGTGGCTGGAATTGGTCAGGAAAAAGAAGTCGCCCTTCTTGAGCGTCTTGGCGGCATTTATGATGAATTCCCTGAACCTGGCTACTGTGGCATTGCTGTTGGTCATCAGGTTGGCCTGGTAGTCGCGCTCGACGGCGAAATCATGCAGGCGCTCGGCGTCGAACACGCACTGGTTGAGGTCAATGTTGCCGCCGTAGTATTCGCGGTCGTATTTGTTGATGCCTACGTGGAGCGAAAGCCCCTTGAATCCTTTTTCCATTGCCGGGTTGGTTTGAGTGCGAAAGATATGTATTTGGAAACAAAAACGCCGGGACTGCTGCATTGAGCCCCGGCGCGGTGGATTATCGGTTTTTTAATTTCTGTGGTATGTCCTGAATTCCCCGTCCAAATCGGTGTTGGTATTTCCGCTTTCGGTGAATACCTTGACATACTGGCCACCGGGTATTTCGGCTATCCATACGCCCGGTTCAATCTGGTACACATCGGCGGGGACTGTTTTGCCGTCCTGCCCGCCAGCCTCGATGAATACTTCTCCGCAGTAGGACAGGATGAATTCGGCATTGTCGTAGTACGCGTACAGGGATTTTGTGCCGATGGAGATATTGCGGGCCGTTGCGGGCGCAGTCTCCATTTCGCGGGCAGGCGCATCGTAGAACGAGGGCGCCCCCATGATTTCGGCGTGAACGGTGAATGTTTCAGGGTTCTGTCCTGTACAGGACGAGAGTGCTGCAAGCAGCGCGAGTACTGTTGTGATGTTGCGAATCATAACCTTTATGAGAAAATTGTGAACAATCGGGAGGTATGGATTATGGGCAAAATCTATGCCCGTTTTTTGATTTTTCTGGATTCGTATTTCCGGCGAAGCCACTGGCCAAACTGCTCGCCCAGCCACCCGGCGCCGAATGGTGCAAGAAACAGCGACCAGAATAATACCTGGGCAAGTGGTGGCAACTGCTCGACGGTCATCATTTTTTCATGCTGTTGTAGGTGGCCTCCGCGATGGAGCGATAACCGAGCAGCATCCCGAACGCCTTTATGCCGATTTCCCAGGGTTCGAGTTTGTCATCGGTTCCAAGGCCGAAACCAACAAGGGTGCAGCCCAGGCCTGTGGATACCAAGCCGGCATCCCTCGTCACGTGGTAGGTATCCCAATTGCTCGTTGTGCCATGGTAGCGCGAATAGTACTCCGCCTTGCCGCCCAGGTACGCGCCCAATCCAAGGAATGCGTAGCCTGCAATCTCGCTTACGATCTGCGCCGTTTTCTGGCGCTTGAACAAAAACAGGTACTTGCGCTCGGGCTGGGTAGGTGTTTTGTCAATGCGCGACAACTGGAAGATGCTGGGCGGCTCTCCGTTTGTGACGACGTATAGCGTGTCTCCAAATGTGGTGTCAGGCGAACTGAAGGTTCCAATGCCGGTATTGTAGCGGTCGCCGGTGTGGAATGTCGTAATGGCTTGTTTATCATCCAATGTAAGGACGGTGAGCGTTATTTGCGCGGATGCAGTAAAGGCCAGCGCGATGAGCATCAGGAAGGTAGCGATATGCTTCATGTGAGTAGGTAGTATATTGTGACTGGGATGGAAATAAGTGCGGTGCAAATCAGAGCAAAGGTAATCAGACATCGCAGTGATGCTGCCAAACTTCCCTTATCATCCTGATCGGGAGAGCCTACGGCCTTCTGGCCACCTATGACCTTTAATTTAGACATTGTATAACCACAGCGATAATAATGCCACTGCTGCACCGGCCAGCACGATCCAAACAACTATCCACCAATCGAATTCTTTTTTGGCGGGCGCAGCGGTTACCTTGATAGGCTTGGCACGGCGAAACTTCTTTGGCTGCATGTGCCAGTCGCGCTGCTTGAGCGCCTTTCCTTTCACACGGCGCGGGCGTACCATTATTGAAACAGTTTTGCAAGTTGATCGGCTGCCTCAATATGGTCTCTCTCCATCTCCTTGTATTTGGACACGTTTTTGTTGGCACGGATGTACCCAGCGATATGCTCAAGCGCATCAGCCTGTGCGGACAGCACATTAGCGTGATGCTCGTTCCATCCACGGTTCAATACCGCTGCGGAGTCGTACATGTGCGCCTGCTGTCGCGTTTTCTTGGCAACTTCAAGCAAATATTCTTCGTCCAGTTTAAACGCCCACTGGTTCATAATAGTGAGGAAAAGCGCTTGCTCCTCGCTCTTTTCGAGCGTCGGGCATTCTACGGCCTCAATGGGCGGGATATTGCCTTGCATGTTGCGTTGTTTTTTCCTGGCAATGTTGGCCGTTGTGCCGCATGTACCAGCGTGGTTATCATCATATGGAAGTACGGTTACCATCGAGTATGTCTGTTTGAAAACGGTGCCAAATCAATTTCCAGTTGGTTTCTGCGGTGTGCCGGTATAGCCAGTCGGCATGATCTTTCGGGGCGGCGGCTTTCGGGTATAGCATATCGTGGAATCGGGAGCGCCACCAATCCTCGCAGGTTGTCACGTGGGGGCCTGACATACCCAGTCCCTTCGCCATCAGATCGAACGCCAGCGCTCTAAACTTATCATATACCTCATCTTCCAGCGATCTGGGCGCGATGGTAAAAAGGTTAAGCGGCGCGGGTTTATTGCGACCGCCCCTCGATGGCGTGAACCTGCTCATGCTTCTACCAGGTATTTCGAGTTTACCCATTCTTGTTCGCCAATCACAATCCAGTCACCGTATTTTTTCCCGGGAAACGCGACAACCAACTCGTTTGCTGTAAGACTGTATCTTACCGGGTGCTCGACGCCAGGGCCTTTTCTGACATTCAACCCCTCTGCGCCGGCGCGCATCGGCTTTGCACCCTCTACATGGTATGCTGTCATGACCAGCAGCACATCGCTTTTAAAAAGCGCCCAGGGCTTTTCTTCAAGGAACATCTGTGGGCAGTCCTTGCCCGTAATGTCGTAATGCCGTACCAAGCATTCGATTCCAAGCCCGTGCTTGGTCAGCAGATGCGCGGCCAGGTCAACGCTATGTGCGCGGGTCATGTCCCAATCGCCGTCGCTATTTACACACATTTCAAAGCCCACAGTAAAGTAGTTGGGAGATAACGCAGGATGATCCCTGAACAGGTCATAGCCTTCAGCCTTGTACCTCGCGGCTCCGACATGGTAGGCCACTTCATGATCCGGAAGACACTGCACTACAGTGCGATCATCAACGCAGTAGTGAGCCGACGCCTGGCGCAACTTCCCGCCCGGGCCAGGAGACCCATTGTTGAAGTAGTTGCGGTTTGCTACAGCATTGGCGCCCTTGGATGTATTTGCCGTCCAATGTGCCACAATTGCTCGCACCTCTTTAATCTGGTATTTGCCAGGGTTTTTAAGATACGGTCGGGTAAGGGGGTGGCTGATGATTTGCCGGGTTATCGGTAGCATTTTTGTCGAGGGTTTTGCGTATAAAATCGTGATTCACTTTTGCCCAGCCGGTTGGCGTTCTGATAAACCATTGCCTGCCGGCGTCGAAAGATACAAGTATTTCCTTGACCTCTGACTTTTCTATGACGAATTGAGCGCCGGCAAAAATGTCAGGCATGCGCTTTTGGAATATCCGCTTGAAAGCGATGCCGATCACGTGGCGTATGATGTAGCCAGTTGCAAAAAGTCCAAGATATATCCAAGTCATCGGTTTAAAAATTGATAAACGTCTTTCAGGGTTTCCCACAAAACCAACACAAAACACCATTGCCACTCCATAAATGAGCCAAAATAATAGGCTCCATCAAATCCAAAAACCTCGCCCGCAAGATAAAAATACGCAAACCATACAAAGCACATGAATGCGTAAACCAATGGAGCAACTACAAACCAATAAGTCTCTGTGGATCCATCACCACGATAAAACCGAAAATGCAGTGGCTTAAAAGTTCGGTGAAACCATTGCTCTACCGGGTATGCAAAAGGGATGATGACTACACCGACCGGAATAAACAGGCCGAATACGGCCTTGTCCAGCGCAACGGCGCGCTTGACAAACGAGTAATGGGCGAAGCCTATCTTCCACCACCACACGAACGGGAAGTGTATCATCAGGTAAACTATCACTGTTCGACATTTTGCGCCCTTTCAGCCGCCTGGATAAGCAGGCCCATTATGAGCGATACAAGAAACAGGGTTATGAGCGTGTACTTCGCTTTTGAAAAAATATCAGTCCACGTGAACTCGTCCGGCCAGTATGACCAGATTTCGAGAAGATTAAAAAGGCCGATGAACGGCAGCGACAGCGCGGCAGTGATGCTCAGTGCGTTTTTAAGTTTATCCATTGGTTGTTTTTTCATAGGACGTTTTTTGCCAAAAAGTCTCTTGTTCAAATTTTTCAGTCGTGGTTGGCTCCTCCCTGCGCAATTTGATTTTCGGTAGTTCGAGCAACAGAATTGTTCCAAGAACCCCGCCAAAAATCCATCCTCCATAAGTAGTTGCCCATGCGGTAACAGCCATAGCCGTGCCTTTCAAAAATGACACTATGGCCACAGCAAGCCATGACACACCTCCCAGGCATACCACAAAATAAACTATTGGCCGAAACCCCTTGGCTACCTCAATAAATGTAGGCACAGTTACCGGTTGCACTGAGGAATGTGCCTCAGCCTTTTGAGCCAGTTGTATGTCGCGTTCTGCTGTACTCAGAGCGGTGTGCAATTTGGCGTTGAATTTTCGAACATGAGATGTCGTTCCTTGCCAGACGGATAAACACTCTGTTTTATGCAGAGCGTATTGACGCTCTGCATCTGGCATTTCTTTGTATCGCCGCACAAAGGCGGCTATAGCCTCAGTTTCGTCTCGGTATGTCATTGAAATCCTCATTTTGGTAGCCTGCAAATTGTTTGGCCGCGTCAGCCTGGTTTCCTGCAGCCCGGGCCTGTCGTATCTTTTCCTTTCTGAATTCTTCTCTGATCCTCTGCTCCAGGGCAATCGCCTGAAACGACCACTCGGCAAAGTCCACGTTCATCTTTTCTTCCTCGGCGCCATATATCCATAACATGACGTGCTCGGATTTTATGTGTTGATTTCCGTGCTCTTTCAGTTTGGCAACCGCATTGTCATACGCAGCGATGGTGGCGTCTCGGTCATTGATGTCCCGTTGCCGGTAGATCAAAGGTTCCTGGTAGTTTGCCCAGAACATAGCCGTCTTGGTCAACCCATCCTGACGGTTGAAATAATTGGCGATTGCAAATCCAGCGGCAAGTGCAATCAAAATCAGAATGATAGTAGTTGAATCTGGCATTTTTGAACCGTTTTTGAACCATTGTGGTTCTTTTTAAACCGTTGATAATCAGTTTGAGAACCAATGAACTGAACTATTTGAACCCGGTAGTTATTCCTGCGCCTTTCCAAGCGCAGAAGAGTAGTGCTTAATGGTTTGATAAGGCTTCAAAGTGCGCTCTGATATTGCCTTGAGAGACAATCCTTGCGCCTTCATCCTCTTCACCTTGGCCGCCAATTCAAAGTCATCAAGGCGCGGAACATAGGCCAGCAGTTCGCCGCATTCCCTGCGCGTCAACTCACTTTGCGCCTCTGCATCAAAATCAATTTCAGACACATGCCTGGGGTCGTTTTTTTCGCTTTCAAGCCAGTCGAGCATTTCTTCCCGACTTGAAAAGCGTTGATTTTGTAACGCCCTGTATTTCTCGTTCCACCGGATTGCCGAAAATGCGCCATATTTTACTACCCATTCCTCATCGCTCATTTGCATTATCTCTGCCCACATCGCCGAATCAGCGATGCTATCTGTCGGCGCCTTTCTTTCTTTCTTTTTGGGCGGCTCTGCCTCCGGGCGTTCGTTCTTTTTGTGCCACCATTTCGGTGGCTTTTCAGCAAATCGTTTTGGATCGAGCGATTTACCAATAAACACATCCCGAATCGCACCTCCAATATCAAGGGCCTGTTGTTTCAATTCTCGAATCATCGTTATCACTTTTCCTTTTGAATCGCAAAAGCCTCAGCGTAGCAAAATACCGCATACGCCACGGCGAATGAAAGTATGAATGAATCAACCCAGAATTGAAACCCTGCGGTGTCCAACTCTTCGAATCTGCTGGCGAATCGAAAATGCGCAGACATGTTGATTCCAAAGTGGACAATGGCAAAAACTATGAGGTAGATTCGGCGCCCGCTTTGAATCGTTTTTACGAGAGCCGCTGAATCAACTGCCAATCCAACTACTACCGCAGCAACGAATCGAATCATATCAACCGGTATCGGCGTGACGAAATAGAAAAATGTGGCCGTGTGCAGAACTTGAGCAAGGATTGCCAGTACCAACATGGCAACCATGAAGCCTTCTGATTTCAAGAAATGTACTTTGGTGACGGGCCTCAAATTTGCGTCAGGAGCCGCGTTCTCTTCTTTCGAGGGTGTTGGGAGTATGGCGGGAGGCGATGAGCGCTGTGGCCGCACAGTAGGTGGCAGAGTCGGTATAATTTCAGAAGCCCCGTTGATCGAAGGCGTAGCACCGGTAAGTTCGCAGTACCATGCGTCGGCGACCGCGGCTTTTTCAATCCGCCACGCTCCAGCTGCCTTGCGCCGACCAGCCAGGAATTGAATCAGCGTATCGCTATCCAATTCGTCGGCCAAGCCGATTCCGGCTTTTTGAATCGAGGTTGGATGCATCCCCAAACGCTCGGCCAATTCTTTACCCGTTACTGTCATTTCGTTTCTGTTGAATCAATGTTGCTCACAAAGATTCAAACATCGAATCGAATCAACAAAATAAAATTCAAATTATTTTTTGAATCGGTCAGACGTTTCTATTTTTGTGCCATGAATCAAACAGAATCAGAATCAAACTTAGACCCGATTCGGGCAGCCCTCGACCATTTCATTTCGGAAGTCTTTCCAACTCTGTTCAAAGGCAAGAGCACGACCGATCCGAATTACAAACGGGTCTATGCACTCATCAGCGAGCGCCGCAAGGAACTGGCCTGCAAGCCGAGCAAACTCAACGATGACTGGATCATCAGACTGCTCACGGAATTCGCGCCGGACAAGTATGAGTTCAACCGGGTGACGACCGTCACTATCAACACCGACCAAAATGGTAAATCCGAATGAACACCCGCTGCGGATAATCATCCGGCAGTTTGTCGAGAAGAAAAAACAAGAGGGGTACGTCCACGCCTCCTATTTTGGCATTGACTGGGACGCGCCCTACTGCTCCATCAGGAAAGACGATCACTTCATTTCCCTGTGGACAGTTGACCGGGACGGAAACGCGGCGCGGCATATTGACAACGCCGTGAGGGTTCACATATCCGAAAGCGAGCGCGGCGAACCTTACCTGGAACAAACGCCTATGTCGCGTATTCCCGGTGCGATGCACTGCAGGTGGACGCGCAAGTGGACAAACACCGCAACCTATACAATTCCCTGACTATGCGACAAATGAAATATTACCTGATCGCGATGGGCGCCTGGAATCTTGTGCGCGCATTCATTCACTCTTTCCATCACGGATATGACATCCTTTTTGAAATGAGGATGCTGGCTTGCATCATTCCTCTCTGCTTTGCTGCCCTGATTGTAGCCGTTGAACGTATTCTGCCAAATGATGCTGAACCAAAAGAGATGCAGCGCGATGTGTCAATTCCGCGATTTAAAAACATTGGCCTTGCACCTGAACCCAGGGGCGCCAAGCAAAGCATTATTTTTATTGAGGAGGATGCCAGTATTTACGTGTCCAGTGGTGACACCTGGTTGAAGACTTGAAAATTACACTTACATTTGCATTAGGTTTTTTGGGGTTATATTTCTGGCCCGCTCCGCGAAATGCAGGGCGGGCTTTTTTGTGGGCACAAAAAAGGCCGATGCTGTACGGCACCGGCCCGGGAGATGAAGGGGGAGCAACAAAAACAAACAATACTTAGTCGTGGTATTTCGGGTCGGCTTTATCTGGGTCAATCTCAATCACCCACCCACGCTCATGCAAGAAGTATTCCACAATCGCGGCGATGAACGAATTCATCTGCTCGATGTCGAGCGATGCCAGCGACGGCAACTCCTCCATATGCCAGTCCATCTTTATGCCGCGTTTAGTCGGGTGCGTGATGCGTAGGATCACTGGCGAGCCGTCGTCCCAATATCGTTTCACCGGCTGCAGGAACTGCGCTTTCAGTTCATGCTTTATCCGGTCAATGGATTTGTACACACCTTCATCTGCCATGTAGAAATTCTGCAACTGCTCGATGATCGGACCATGGAGTGTTCTCAGTTGACGGTGCGTCTTTGGATTGGCTGCTTGCGTGAGTACCAATTCGGCCTCTGGGACGTCGGCAAGTTCGGCAATCTCTCTTACCATGCGCGGGCGAGGCGCCAGCATCTTGCCGTCCTTTATCTCCACAAGCCATGACAGGCGGTGGAGTTTCCGTTTTTTCACATCACCCATTGTCGAACATAACGGCCTGAGCGCCGCTTTGTTGGCGATCCAGCGCTTCAAGCCTTTCGATGGTTGATTCAAGACAGGCCTTGCGGTGCTCCGCTTCTTTGGATGTTATCTTGCCGGTAGCCTGCCATCCGGGGTAAACCTGCCGGCGTGTGCGGAGTTCTCTTTTCAACTCCTCGATTTCTTCCCTGATTGTAGTTGCCATGATGTTACTATTTGTCGCGCCCGTTGTCGGGCAGGTAGATTACGATGCCTGAATCTTCCTCGTTGCTCCTGCCGTCATCGTCGAGCGTTCGGCCATACTGGTTGTTTTTGAAAAAGCCCAGGAGCCTTAGGCGTAGTTCGATGCACCACTGGATTTTCTCGAAGTAACGCACATCGCCCGTCTGATCGGCGCTTTCAATGATGACATCCTGCGGGTCCTTGGGCGGCTCTTCCCCGACCTCTGCTTTCACCTGGTTCTTTTTGGTGATGATGGTCGTTTTCTTCTTTGGCTTCTTACTGGCCTCCCATGCCGCCCATGCTTCGCTTTCCAGTTCGTCCACCTTCCGCAGTTGCTCAAACAAATATACGCCTATTTGTTGTTTGTACCGCTCTTCGAGGGCCTTTACTATTTCGGCGATGTCATACTCAATCTGCTGACGCGTGAGCACATAGTCCCGCCTCATTTCGATAACAAGCATATCGGCGATGCGCTGATGCGCGATGCCGCGCAGGTAGTGCCGGGCGATAAAGTCCCGGTCCTCCACAATCTGCAACTTCGTCCGCTTGTTTCGGGTGTCGTTTTTCATTCATAGTCACCGGGATTTGCTGCCATTTCACGCTGGCACAGCTCGAGCAGCCTTTCGGCCTGCTGCTTACCCAAAACTTTTTGGACCAGCCGGGCTTCATCGCCCTGGAATACGAGCATGATGCGCACGAGGTCGGATGATTTCTGGACCATCTGCCGTTCCTCGTTGGTCTTTGCCTCGTCATTGGCGCGCTGGATCCGCCGCTGCTCTTCGATGGCCTTGGCCGTCATGCCCACGTTGAACCCGTCGCCCGGGTTTGCGGACGGGATAAGCGCGGTGTTGACCTCCCACGATTTGTTGAAATCCTCGTTCTGGCCCAGGTCGTCAACGGCGGTGGCTTCGGACAGCAGTTTTTGGATTTCCACATCGTCCATCTGCAGGGAGTCGGCGGCGTGATCCAGCGCGCCGAGTTTTTCCAAGTCCCGCAGGACCTCGGCGGTGAGCGCGATATCCTCCGTGCCCCTGGCGCGATTGTGCCGGAGTGTGGCAATGCGCATCTGGGCATCGGTCATGTAGGTGACAACGCAGGGCACGTCGGCGTAACCCAGTTCGCGGGCGGCTTTCCACCGGTGCTCACCGTCCACTACCATAAACCCGGAATTGAGTTTGTAGGCAGCATCGAGCCAGTCAATGTCCTTGTGCTTGCAGTCTGCCGGCAGTCCCAGGGCTTCTCGGGCCTGTACGTCGGTAAAGAGCGGTCGCGTGACAATGGGCTGGGTGAAACCGTCCTCGCTCATGGACTTGAGCAGGAGTTCAAATTCAAACTCGCTTTGTCGGTTCGGATTGTAGTGGTTTGGGGCGATCATCCCGTGCGGGATATAGAACACGCGAAGGGCTTCGAGCGTGTTGAAGTTTTTCTCTATTACCTTTTGGCCTTTCTTGACGACGTTGGCGGCGACTTTTTGCATAGGGCGGCGAACTTGTGGTTGAATATCTCAGCCAGCAGTTCTGATGTTGCTACTTCTGCAAAGGTAATATGGGGGCGCAGCGCGTCCAACTGTTCGAGGGTGTTTGCCGAAAGCAGCAAACGGGCGACTTCGACGGCGGATGTCGGTTTTTTCGTCACGATGTCGGAAATTTCGTCAAAGGATAGTGGACAAAATTTAAATCATCCTGAAAGGCGTATTGTCACCACGTCGGCCTGCCGCCCCAGGAGCCGCCGCCCGGCCTGAACTCGTGCGGCTCGACGTAATGCAGTTCGCCGGTTTTCATGCAGAAGGGGTCACCGTTATACATAATCTTTGCCAACTTCTCCCAGGACATGCCCTTAAAGTTGTGGCCTCCCTTCTGCGGAAGCGGGTCGGTGGTCAGTTTTGCCTGTGCTGCAATCCATTTTTCCTGCAGGGCCTCAGCGCGGGTGCGTATCCATGCCGGCGCATCTGTTATACAAGTCCGTTTGAAACAATACTCCCAGGTCTCACCGGCGCGGCGCAGCGGCTCGCAGGCCCGGCGCCCGAAGTTCACCACAGCGCGTACCCCTTTGCAGCGTACAGCGAGTTTGTCGAACCAGCGCGGGTAAGCCTTGGCCATTGCCTGAAGTTGCCCCAGGCCCGCTGTGGACATCGTCAGCGGGGCAATGCGCAGCGACTTCTTTGGGATGCCAAGCCGCCACATCACGTCATAGTCGTGGTTGTAATCAATCTGGAAGTCTTTAGTGAACTTCCATACGTCGTCATCTTCCCAATCATACACGCAGCGGGCCTTGACGATGTTGCCGATATTCTTGGTGAGGTACCCCTTCGCGCTGTTGATAGCGAACTTCCGGCGCAGGCTCTCCGATGTGCGGATGCCGACGACCGAAAACAGGGTGGTTTCTTTCGGTATACCAAGCCGCTCGTGCGTTATCAGGCGCTCGATGTTCATGTCCGGTATCTCGACGGCGATATCCGGCATCGGCTGCATCCACTCGGACTGGTTGAGCAGCGGGTCGTATGTCCAGATATAGGGGCAGTTCCGGTCGAAGATATTGATAATGGGTTGGTGAGCGATGCACCAATGAAAGCGGACTTCTGGCCGGGCGGCCATCCGCAGCGCGAACGCTGTGGTTTCCGGGCTTACGCACTCTTCGTCCCTGTAAACAACGTCCACCGGTGTGGTGATCCCCAGGGACTGCGCGGCCATGATTGCGAGTTCTACGCATAGGGTAGAGTCTTTGCCGCCTGAAAAGGATATGCATGGGTGCCCGTTTTGAAACAGGTATCGGAAGCGGTCAAGCGAAGCCTCCAGTACGGTTTCGTCACGGTATTCCCTAACCATCAATTTGGATTTGTGTTGAGAGTGAGTGCCTCCATGTTGGATGCGGCACTGTTGGAGCCGGTGTGTATTGCATCTCCGACATCTCCTTTGTCACATTGCATCTGGCCGGTGCGCCAGTTAAAGCGGCGCTCGTAGTGCGCACATATCGGGCAGCGCCAGATTATCCAGTCGCCTTCGCGGTGGCTCGTGCAGTGATGCACATTGCCTGACAGCCCTAATATGACGATCAGCGGTGTCATTGTCTCAGCAGGGTAAACACGAATGATGTATCACCAGAAGGCGTCCACTCCACCACATAGCAGGTATTGTAGTCCGGAAACTCTACGGTCCAGACGCGCTCAAAGTTGAGCGAGCCGGTAAGGTCGCGCTGGAATACCGTGTCTGCGCTGGTCCGGTAGTGGTATTCCAGTTCGTAGATAATCTGGCCAAAATCAATGATCTGCTGCTTTGACCGGCCATTGCTGAACCAGTGGCGCCAGTGCGGGTGCTCAGCGCCGATCCAGTCACCTTCGATTTGCCGGGCGTCGTAGTAAGTATCGGCGGCGTCCTGGTCTTTGCAGGCAGACAGGAGGCAGGAAAGGGTCAAGGCTAAAATCAGGAGGTGTTTCATTTTTGATAACTTTTATTCTGACTTCCTGGAGCCGGCTGAAACAGGCGTATTCATCGAGGCCCCAGAAAAATGATGTGCGCATGATGTGGTCCAGGCTGTCAACACCGGCGCCGTGCTGGTAAAGGTACTGGATCGAGTAGAAACACAGCAAATTGGCGTAGGCCGTGTCTTCGCCCATGTATTCAAAAAACGTCCGGAAATGCGAACTGTCGAGCGTATCACCCTGCCAGCGGAAAGCCACGTAGTCTTTTGCGTATAGCAGCGCCACGTTGTCGGTGGATTTCTGTGCGGTCGCGCAGCCGGTGACGGCAATTATGCTACATATCCAAAGGAGTTTTTTCATAGTAAAGCGGTGGCTTTTGTAAGTGGATGCCGTAAAAGTACGGCGTCATGCGTGATTTCTCGCCCCGAATCTGGTCAAAGCGAAACATTGCCTCGATAACATATTGCGGGCAAAATTCGAGCCAGCGCCTGTAACGCTCGATGAAGTAGTTGAACCCGACGATTGCAATGGGCTTGAGAAGTCCAATACAATCATTCAGGTAATATTCATTCGGCTCGAAATAGCGTCGCAGGTTGGCGTCGCGCACAATGTGTGACCCGCGCACTGCGTAGCGGCTCGATGCCATGACGTTGATGAAATGCCCGCCCGGTCGGAGAACGTGCGATACAGCCTCATACACTTCGCGTGGGTGCTGCTGGCAGTAGTTCATGGGGAAATAGAACGACGTCACCACGTCGTATGATGCAGGCGGCTGCGCCCACATAAATTCTACCATGTCATCAATCGCAAAACCGGATGCTCCATACGGGCTGGTTTTTGGCGATGGTATAGCCAAATCAGCAAGGCCGTATTTTTTTGACGCTTCTACAATCATATCTGCAGAGGAGTCAACGCCGGTATATGTGCGCGGACAGAATAACAGCCGATCGGAGAGGCGCTTTACCAGGCCCGTACCGCACCCGATGTCCAGCACGTCCGCGTTTTGCAGCAAATGCCCGAAGCGGGCGAACAAAACGTTTTCCTCGGCGCGGTCGAACCGGTTATCAAAATGCCTGTCATACTTGGGTGCGACCTGGTTAAACTCGCCTGTGGTATCGGGATTGGTGTGGTCGGTGTATGCCATTACAGTTTCGTTATTCGTTTTGAGATTGATTTTAATTCGTTGGAAAGTCCGGCCTCTTTTCCCCTTGCCATTCTGCGGACGCGCCAGACAATGAGCCTGAGTAGTATCCAACGGCGGGCAAGTTTCACCGGCGCGGTCATCACGTATGGGGCAATGACGGCCATGATGAAAATCAGCAAAAGGATTGACAACCATTGTGGCAGCATAAACAACACGGGTATTTCCTCTTGCAGCCGCTTGACAAAAATGCCGCTCCTGAAAGTCAGCACTACACTGAATGCCCACCAGGTAAACAGGAATAAGATGATGTATGTCATGTTCGAGATTTAAAAAACCCGGCGCAATGGTTTCCCACCACGCCGGGCAACAACAATGAAATCAACTTTCGCCTTCTTCGTCTTCAAGAGCAAGGCCTTCATCGTATTCTTCCTCCTCATCATCGTAGTCCTCGTTTTCCTCGTCGTCAAGGTTCAGATCGGGCTTGAGCGCCTCATAATTGATGACAGCGGCGCTCGCCAACCTGGTGAAAAAATCAATCGCCATCGCGTCTTTCCACTGGTACGTGCGACTTACTGATTCGGAAGCGCCTTCGAGTACGATATAACCAAACAGTCGTATAATGCGGTCGTTGTCAGCATTGAGCAGTATTCCATCCAGCCATGCCGCTGTTTCTTCGCCGTTGATCCAGTTCTGCCACGCCATTTCATGCATGGGTTGGTAGTCGCCTTTTTGTTGGTGCTTTGCCAGCACTTTGTTCCATGCCTCGACGCAACCTTTAGTCCACTTCGGGTTCTGCTCCTGTCCTTCTCCCTGGCCGTTTACGCGGATGGCAAAGGATGTCGGCTTCCAATTTTTCGCCTCTTCCGGGAAGACGTCAAGCCACGAACTGCGCATCCCGTAGCCGCTCATGTTCTTACGGACAAACAACCGCATGATCTGGATAAGCAATTCGTGTCCGGCGCCGGCACTGGCCGTCGCAGTGTTCACCGCCTCCAATATCGCCAGTATCCACTTTTTGTCCTGTGTGAACCTGGCCGCTTCTTCTTTTTGCTGACGGCGTTTCTCGATCAGGTTGTCGCGCATCACCTGTTTTTCTTCTTCGGAAATATCCATTGCATCAATGCGCTCCATGTCCCAATCGCGGTTGCCGTCTTTCTGATATCCCTTCGCTTCCTTCATTACGATCCAGCCGCGCCGGTAGTTTCTTTCGCGCTCGGCAGCGTCCCATTGTTCCCCACCCAGGAAAAGCACCTCAATTGCGCCGGGCGTCCCTTCTTCCACCACCTCGTAATTATAGCGGCCAATCACTTCCGGTTCGTATTCAAGAACCCTTGTCACCGTTTTCTTGTCGTTCATTTCGTAATACCGCAAGTCTGCAAAGGCCGGGGTAAATCCGCGTTTTTCGCATTCGGCCTGCCACTCCTTCAGGGCCAGCGCCTTCCATACTGATTCCTTCACCTTCCAACAGGCTTTGTCGGTGCATTTCGGCTCGGCTTCGCCGTCCGGGAAAAGCAGCGTTGCAACCGCTGTGTTTTTCTCACAGGTGTTGCAGGCTTGCAGCCCGGGTTGCAGGTCATTTCTCCACAGCGGCCAGATTGCCTTGTTGAGATCGGTGCAGGCTTCCCACTTGAATTTGTCGCGCATCGAACGCGTTTCTACGAATGTCGTTTTGTCACCGTTGGTATAGGTAACTTTCCTGAACATAGATACCTGCACGTCCTGCGGGTAAGAGGCAATTACTTCTGCGGTGGCCGGCGCGAGTTCGCCGCTCGTGATAAATGGCCGGTACTTCTCATCAAGGTTGTTGAGTTTCAGGCGCCGGTACACGTAAGCCGCCGACTTATTGAGCCGCCCGGCCAATTCCGCCACAGTAAGTTTCCCTGCGGTTATCAGGCTTTCGAAGGCCTCAGCCTCTTCGAGTGCCGGCACGTCCTGCCGGTGAAGGTTCTCCTCAATCTGCATATCGATCACCTGCGCGTCATTCAGTTCGCGTACGATGCACGGAATTTCGAGCAGACCGGCCATGATGGATGCGCGATAGCGGCGCCCACCGGATATTACCTCATACTGCCCGGGAACTGCCGGCACAGCGCGGACGGTGATGGGGTTAATCAGGCCGTTGGTCGCGATGGAGTTTGCCAGTTCGCTCAGTTCCGCTTCCGGGAAAGTTTTGCGCGGGTTGGTAGGCGAAGGGAAAAGGTTTGAGAGCCTGAGCATCTCGATTTGCACTGCCGCCGAATGGGGCGATTCAGTGGCGCCGGGTTCGGTGGCTTTTGCTTTTTTTGTTGTTGCCATTGTTGTTGATGTTGCAAATAAGTTGAATTTCGATTCCCATGGTAGCGAGCATGAGGTTCTTTTTGATCTTGAACGCCTCAGTCTCGACACCTTTCGTGTCCTCTACGACTACCGTTCCGTCTGGGTATCTTACCACAAAGTCGGCAATGTAGCGTGTGATATGAACTCCGTTTACCCTCAGGTCAAAAGGGACCTGCTTTTTGAATTCGTGTATCAGTCCTGCGTTCAACATCATTTTGAGTTGCAGGTATCTGTTTCCTTCGAGTTTTGACCTGAATTTGATCCCGTCAATCTCGGTGATGATGTTCCTGAATTTGTTCGGCGCGGGCGCCGCCACCTCGTGGCCTTGGTACGTTGGGTCTTTCGGGTCGTGCATGGTGAAATCAACCGATCCGCCATCGCTCATCTTCACGACCAGGCCGCGCGCAGCGACGGCGCGAACGGATTCCATATCCCATTTACCTTTTCCCATGGCGTTATCGAGCAGCCTGCACTTTTATTTCAATCTCCCCGCGCTGGACGGCGTCTTTCAGGTCTCCAAAATCATCTCCTTCCTCATCCTCAAACAATTCCGCCTGGACCACTTTGCGCCGGCGCTCTGTGAGTGCGCGCATAGCCTCAGCCGTCAGGTCATCCAGCGCTTCGGACAACTCCTGTGAGTAACGGTACTCGCTCACCTCGAATTTAAGATTCGGCGTGTTGAGGTTCAATTTGGATCCATCCTGCAGTAATCGAAAGCCGGTGATCACAACGCCGGCGTTTTCATTGTGTCCGGTGAGGGTGATTTGTGTGACGTAGATTTTGCGGAAATCCACCGTGGCCAGATCATCGCCACGCACATCGTCAACATCGGCGTATTCACACAGCAACGCCATGTGGGGGCGCAGCGCTTCAAACGTGGCAATCAGGTCATTGTGGCACAGGAAGTTTCGGAGTTTCACATTGGGGTGCTCCTTCGCAAACTCAAACCCGCCATCGGCGTCCATGAGTTCTTCAGAGTAGCCCAGTTCGAGGCCGGTCATCTGGTTTTCGGCGTCCATCGTTTCGTCGTAGTTTGAAATTTTCACCTTGTTGATAGTGATTCTCGACGGCTGTTGCATTTGTCGTTTCATTGTTGCGGATTGAATATGTTAGTGAATGGATGTTCTATGCCGGCAGTCTTGACCGCCCAGTGTATGCAGCGAAGGCAAATATACTCATCACGGTACAGAGCAAACGTTCCTTGCTCGATGGCCTTTCGAACATCTGTCGAATAGGCCCCGTGAAATTCATGCATCAGACGCGATGCTACATCCGAGGTGTGCGGCCCGATGGCCACGTGGGGCTTGTCGCCGGTGTAAGGCTTGCCTGTAATAGCCTGAAAGAAGTCTCCGGTAAGCGGGTACGTTTCTGCAATACGACACACGGCCAAGTCGAGCAGGCGCCGTCCATTGGCAGCTGTCGCAAACCGTTTCAGGTTTGCAAGCAGCATCTTTGCCCGCGACCGGTAAAAAGCCTTCGCCTCTGTGTCCGGGAAGTCAATCACCCGTTCCAACTCCCACGTTACAGTCATATCCGAAATTATCTGTTTCACATCCTGCCCGTCGAAGGCGTAGAAAGCGGCTATAAAATCGAACAAGCGTGTGTATGCTGCTTCGGGAAGGTCCTCGATCAGGGGTACATCCTGCTCGACCTGGATTACCTTGCCGTCATCCGTTTTTTCGGTGACGGCTATTTTTCCCATGCGGGTGGTAGTAAGCCGGTTTTCATATTCGACGCGCCATGCGCGAACCTCACCGTCGAGCGCCAAGGATTCGCGCTGCACCCGCTTTACCTCCTCAAAGGCCGCAGGGTTAAACTCGCCTGACTCAGCCGGCGCGGCCTGCATATCCTTGCGCAGGCTGGCAATAATCTTGTCGCGGCGCTCATAGAACTGGTCCAGCCAATCGCGCAAGAACTCGGCGTTCAGGCCGCGCGTGTTGACTGACTGGTATTCGTCCTTGAACTTTCCCTGTGTGATACCCTGAAAGAACCGGGCCCACTCGATAATTGTGATGCCGCCGTAATCATCGTACAGGCCTGATACCACCGTGGCCAAGTCCCCTTTAAAGTCACATCCCATAACCTGGCAAGTTTGACGGATGTACGTTTCAAGCAGCGCCGTTCCTGGCGCCCGGGACAAATACTTGATTTCCGGCATCGCAATATCGGAGAGCGTGTCCAGGTTATCGAGCAGCGCCGACCGCTGGACCGGTGATCCATTTAGCAGGATGAATGTCACATACTGCTCAAGCGTCTCGTACCCTGCGGGGTTGATCCCTGTCAGCCGGTCATCTGCGAAAATCTTGGGGGCATTTTCGTACAGGACGGCCAGAGACATCTGGTAGTGGTTAGTAGCCGCGCTTCGGATCGAACGTGCCAGTGTCATTAATTCCCTGGCCGAACTGGTAGGTTTTACCGTCCGAGCCGACGACTGCACTGCCATTGATGTTGCCATTTTTCGCAGTTGTTTTGATGTTGTTGTACGATTTGTAAACGGACGTTGGGGTATAGTGCAAGGCGCCGCCCGTCTCTTTTTGTATTCTCCGGAAGTAGTCCCAGGCCAGGCGGAACACAGCCCGAAACGATCCGATTATTTGTTCTTCCGTGGGTTCGGTTCTGAACTTGGCCTTGAAGTCTGGCGCTATGGCCTTCTCTCGAAGGTTGCGCAATTGTCGAAAGTTTTCCTCTTGGCATACCGACCAGTTGAACGGCTGGTAGTCCAGCATATTTTCCCGGCATTTTTCAGCAGCCACCTCATCGAAAACTTCCGCAGCCACCCGCGTCCAACTTTTTGTTTGCGGCCCGCCCCCCCTTGAAGCCGTTCCATTTTTCCCATCTTTTACCGCTACGGTTTCGATTACCAAAACTGTTGGGCCGGTGTCCGGCGCGACAGCGGCGGTACTGGCTTTTGTTTTGTGGTTAGTGGTGTGGTTATTAGTATTATGGTAGTTCGGATTTTTATCCGCACCCCCTTCGGATATTTTTCCGGAGACCTCCGGATTTTCATCCGTACCCCTTCGGATTTTCGTCCGTAGGTCTTTGACCCCCTTCGGATTTTCGTCCGTAGGTTTAGTTGTAGTTATGAGCGTGTCGTAGTTGACAGACCACCTGAAAAATGACCGTCCCATTTTCTGATTGTCGGGATTAAACTCAATGATTTTCGCCTCAGCCAAGCGCCTCATTCTCCGATATACGCTATCCTTTGTATTCAGGTTGCAGTATGGGAGCTCATCAATCACCAAGTTATAGTCAATCCAGAACCAAACTTTGCCGGCAGCGTCCACCATTTTTTCACACCTGTTGCTATTTGCGAAGTCCTTGAAGGCATCAAATACAGCCAGGTCAATGATGTCAATGCTGCCACGTAGCCCGGCTTCATCTGCCCCAGCCTGGTTTACGTGTATGGTGTATTTCATTTTAGGATAGTAGATGATTAAAAAACAAAACACCCCAAACAGGACGGGCGGCTTTTGTGGCGTAGCCAAAGTCCGGTCAGAAGAAACCCGGACACCCGCTCCTGTTTGGAGTGCTTGTGAAATTTGCTAAACTGTTAATCTTCTGAATTACGCTGTGCCACCAACGTGTCTCTTTTGACACCACAAAAGTATAAAACCCTGTCGAGATTTTCTAACTTTTGTTTGACTTTTTTACCTGAGCCGCTTTGTGCAGGTCCAGTTCGAGCCGCGCCAAGCCGCTGACGGCCTGCGTAATCTTCACCATGTTGCTTGCTTTGAGCGAAAGCGACTTGATTTTCTCCGGCGACTGCGCTTGCGACAATTCATCGAACACTGACCGCAGGCCGCCGATGATGGATGTCTGCGTTTCCTCGTTCATAGTGTTGAGCCGGATGGGTTGGTATGCTTCCACTGCCGACTCGACCGCGTGGCCGTTATGTCCGTTTTTTTTGCGCCCACTTCGATGAGGCCGGCCAGGAACATGTCCAGGTCGTCGAGTTCAACCGTGATGGAATCAAGGTCGGTGGCGATGATAACTTTGCCATTTAACTCGTCCCACGCTTGAAAGGTGTACTCTTTAGCCATGTACTCCCACGGCTTTTTCATGGCCTCATTGAGGCGCTTTTTTGTTGCGATATTCATTGTTGTTGACTTTTTTTACCGTTAAAACTTTGCGTTTCAGTTGGATTTCGGCGCGCCATATCTCAATAAGGCCGTTGGCGCGGGCGGTCTCAAGGTCTATCCCTTCGGCGTGTTTGTACCGCGTCTGATACCACAGCACATATTCGTCGGTGAGTTCTCTGTGCCAGGCCATGAACTTTTCACGGCTGTAGTTCCTTCGCGCATTGTCTGCCCGGGTCATCAGTTCCAGGTTCGAGGGGTCGCAGTTCATGGTATTGCCGTCCTTATGGATGACGATATGACCCTTTGGAATCTCGCCGATGTATTTTTCGTAGTTGTACCGCGAAAGGTACACCCACTTTCCAAGCGCTATCTTCTTGTGCAGCACGGCAACGCCGCGATTATCGTACCGGATTGAAATATCCTCGCCCTCTGGCTTGGTGTTGTGCGGCTTCTGGCCCTTTTTGAACATCGTCGGAGCACACTGAGCATACAAGTCTGCCGGCATCTTGCGCTCCTTGTTGAAGGGCACAAGTCCCTTTTTGAACACGCCGCGCCGTGGGCCTTTGTAGCGAAGGCCAAGTTTCCATGCCTTCTGCATTACGTTGCGCGCTCCACGCTTCCAGCCCAGGAGTTCGCCGATAACGGTATCGCAGAAGTCGGAGCCGTTGCGCTCGTACCATTTGCGAAGGATGTCTTCTTCGACTTCCAGCCATTTTGCGGGTGCGTTTTCCATCACTTCAACTTTACTGGCCGCTGGTAGGGTAGCCACATGAATTTGTAGGCCCAAACCAGCGCGTCCGGGTTATAGACTTTCTTCCCCCCTGCGGTCGCATTGAGCAGGTAGGCGTACACCTTCGCCGGGTCGGAGTCGGAGAACATCAGGCTGTTCGCCATTTCTACGCGCCATTCTTTGCCAGGCGCGCTGCGGTCGTCGAGTGCGACTGCGAAATGTTGCTGCAAACCTTCGTTGCGGTACTCGCAGTCCTGCATATCGCCCAGGCGCTGGCGCTTCACGTTTGTAATCTGGATCATGAATCGGGCGGCGGCTTCCGGGCAAAACAGTTTTTGTTTCTTGATCCAGAAGGTTCCGTCATCGGTCGGTAATGTCTGGTCATCGTACAGGTATTGAACGCGGGTGAACTTGAGTTCGCCCTGCTGCCAGATAACGTCCTTCGCTTTCGGTGTCTGGCCGACATCGCCCATCAGGATGACAGGCTCTTTGACGTACAGACGCTGGCCGACTTTCCAGTTCTGTTTTTCTCCGAAGCGGCGCGTCTCGGTTTTCAAATATTGACGGGCGGCTTGGAGCATTGGGTATATGAAAAGTGCGCCTACCATTTTTGCTCGTCCTCCTCGCCGTCGTCACCTTTTTCGCGTTCGTCATCTTCCTCTTCTTCGAGGTCGCCCGTGAATGCTCTCTCTGGAATGCTTGTCTGCATTTTGCGCCGCATTTCCGAAAGGTCGAAAACCGTCAGCGGTCGGACGCTGCATTGGCCGGCGACGAACAGCATGGTTTCTTCGTCCACCGGGTTGAACGCATAGACCGCGTTGGGGTGGAACATCTTGGTGAAAGCCGGTGTGGTGCCGACAGCGGGCACGTCCACGCGGACGAATGAACTGCCGGCGAAGTTGTGTTCGCTGACGTGACCGGCGATGCGCTGATGGCCGAACAATTCAAGGACCATCGGCAGCGGTTGGTTACTCTGTGTCTCCTGTTGCATTAGAATAGTTTAAGTTGACCGTTGATATAGTTGATGTCGTAATTCATCCACAGGCATTCCTGCGTTACCCTGGGTGTTCCTTTTTTGGGGTTGGCGTTGTTGCTCATGGGTACCTGCTTGGACTTAAACTTCACTTTGTGCCAGCCCTCGTACAGCACATCCATTATGGGGTGATCGTATCCTGACAGTGCCACCATTCCCTTGCAGCCGCCTAAGGCGGCTGCAAGTTCCACATGTGCGTTGTAGTCCATCTCGAATTTGTAATCTGCCTTCGATGTTCGCGTTTCGTGCATGTACGGCGGGTCGCAATAGAAGAGCGTCCCGGGCCTGTCGAACTTCTTGATAATTTTCACGGCCGGTCGGTTCTCCAATTGGACGCGGCGCAAACGGGCCACGATTTCAGGCAGCCCGTGTACCTTTTTCAAAAAATTCAGCGGCGCGTATGAGTGCTCGCCAGGCAGGTACTTCACATTGACGCTCCAGGAGCGGTCGCCGCGCTTTCCGGCCTTTGCTATGTCCATGGCCACCCGGATGAAAAACCGTTTGGCGCGCTCAAAATCGTCGTCTGTATCCTGCCATGCCTGCTCAAACTCGTATCGGCTGTATGGTGTCAGCGCCAGTTCCGTCACAAATACCCGCTTGTACTTTTTCAGGACCCGAAAGAAGTTCACCACATCGCCGTTCAAGTCGTTTGCCGTCTCGATGGGAGAGGGGTCGCGGTTGAGCAGCATTGCCATGGATCCACAGAACGGCTCGCAGTAATGGTCGCAAGCCGGCAGGTATGGCGCTATGCTGTCAATCATGCCGTACCAAATATTTTGCCGCCCCTCCATTTGCCGCCGATACCTTCTAATCGGGCAGCAACTTCCGTGTACAGTTTTCTTTCGAGTTGCCCCTCCGGGAGTTTTACTACACCATCTTGGATGTAGCATTGGTTGATGATGTCCTGAGCATTCATGTTGTTGATGTTGCAGTTAAGTTATTGAAATTGAATGTTTGCGGTCATGGGGTGAACATAGACCCTATATTGGGTTTCAGAATTATGTGAGCACCTCCCATTCGGAAGGGTTTGTGATGTCAACGGTTTTTACTGCCGTTGCCCGGCTTCCATAGTTGGCTGTTACGATATACACCTCCTTTGAAACGGAGTGGCGTACTATGCCTGTAGCCTGATGAACGTCAGTAATGGAACGCCACGCCCGGCCAGAACTCACCAAATCAAATTTTGGCTCATAAGGACAGGCACCGTTTTCGTCCCAGTGACACTCTATGAACTTTTCCAGTTCACCACTCCAAATCAAACCCTCCCAACGGATACGCGCCTTATGCCATGTTATAGCGCGAACCGGAAGCCCTGACGGAGTGCATTTGTGGTTGTCGAAAGATGGTTTCATTTTTCTGATGCGGCGACTACGCCGCGCTTTTCTTCGAGTTCCTTGAATTTGTATTTCCACCACCCGGACTTGAATCCGAGTTTCTTTTCAATGTATTGCAGTTCGAGCGCCCCGCAGTCTGGGTACTTATCTACGTACCGGTATACTGCGGATAAGGGTTTGTGTCCTCTTTCCTGTGCAGCATTTTTCATGCTGTCGAATTCAGCCATGCGTAGTGTAACCTCATCAATCTCCTGCAGCTCCATGCCTTCCATTTGCTGCGGAAAATCCCGGGCGGTTACAATCTTTTCCTCTTCTCCGATTTTGATTTTAAACTGGCGCGGCTTGGCTTTTTCCTTTTTCTTTCCCTTCAACGTCCACTTTCGATCTGTTGAGGGCATTCCGTGCTCTATCACGCAGTTGGCATGATCCAACAGAATGTATGCATCCTTGCCAGGGAATGGCCGGGTACCTCTTCCTATCTGTTGCAGGTACAGCGCCAGGGACTTAGTAGGCCTGGCCAACTGCACGCAACGAATGGATGGTTCGTCGAAACCGTAGCATGCAATACCGACGTTACACAGCACCTCATACTTGCCGTTCTTGTATGCTTTGAAGATTTGTTCGCGTTCGGGCGTCGGCATCTCTCCATCCACATGCACAGCCGTAATTCCAGCCCGTCGATACTGCTCTATGATGAGTTTACTGTGCTCGATGGACACAGCAAAGACGATGGTTTTTAATCCGGGCGCATGTTTGACTTTTGAAGCCACCAAGTCTGCGGTCATCTGCTGGTTTGACATCATTTCGGACAACTGCTTTTCGTTATAATCTCCTGCAGTCAGTTTGATTTTGTCGAGCAGTCTTGGATCCAGTGGGTTTATAAATGGGCGGCTTGGTACAAGGCTGCCCATCTCCTCAAGTTCCTTGATGGTAGGGCCTTGTACCATGTGATCGTACAAGTGATCGAACCCCTGGCCATTTGTACGGATAGGAGTAGCGTCAACGCCCAGGAAGTACGAATCTTTGTAAAATTCAAATATCGGTTTGTAACTGTCTGACACGGACCCTCTGGCCTCGTCAATAATTACGATGTCCATGTTGGGCGGGAAGTTTCGCCGGTTGAGGGTTTGTATGGACGCAATTTGAACCGGAAGTTGGTACACTGCCGGGTGCCCGGACATAATAATTCCTGCATGTATGCCGGATGCCTGCCACAGACGCTGCCATGCTTGTTGAATAAGTTCGCGGCGATCGGCAATGATCAGTACGCGTTTGCCTTTATTCGCAGCGACCGCCGCGCGGTGGTTGAACATTACAGTCTTGCCCCCCCCAGTAGGTAGTTGAAGCAACACGCGCTTTTTGCCAGCGCGCCAAGCTTCAACTACTTCAGCGTCCGCCTTTGCCTGATATGGACGCAGCGAAATCATGCTTCTGTATCGTTTACCTGAACGATGTCGTAACTATCGTTCAATTTATATTTCATGCCAGGCAGAAAGTTTACTCCATCTACCATCGCGCATTTTTGCTCATACTGCTCAGACTTGTTGTTCCAAAACCTCCAGACCAATACGGTCCATAAGCCGCCGGTGAGGGTCGAGGCATCGCCGCCGGTGAGGGTCGAGGCATCGCCGCCGGTGAGGGTCGAGGCATAGCCGCCGGTGAGGGTCGAGGCATTGCCGCCGGTGAGGGTCGAGCGATTGCCGCCGGTGAGGGTCGAGGCATCGCCGCCGGTGAGGGTCGAGAACATGACAGCTGTGCCAGCTGGGGCGTGGGCCTGTATAATAGCGATGGCTGTCTCACGGGCACCGCAGTACACTACTTCGCATTCCTCGAACTTAACCTTACCACTGAGGTCAATCATGCCCTCTTCTTTCACTAAGAGCACGAGCCACTTGGCGTCAGAATCAGAACAGGCCAAATCTGAATCACCTGCCCCCCAAAGGAAGGCATGAAGGCCGTTACCACAATCTTGGATCGGTCTCCAGTCTGGTGCTTTTACGTGGCCAATTTCAGGCCACTGAAATTGGCCGTATGCTTTGAGATTGGCGGGAAGGGATTTTAAGCACAGAACATATCCGTCCTGCGGTTTGAATGTTTCTACGAGGATTTCCATCACGTTTTCGACGGAGGCTTGTTTTTTCTTTTTCATTGTTGCTAAAGTTGAATTTTGATGTTGCGATGTTATAGATTTTCAGGCATTTTTAAACGGTTCAAAATATCCGGGTCGAGATTCGGAAAGCCTTTGCGGTCGCGCCAAAAACAATGCCCCCAGTCCGATGGGGTGAGCGAAAGAAACTCCTTCACCACAGCGCCCTTGAACTTGCGACCGGCCAGCATCTTGGCATCTTCCCGGTTTTCGCTGTGCACCTCAAAGTGCTCGATGCGGGTGCGCTTCGATCGGCGCCGGTAAACCTTCGCGTCCACGAGCCACCGGATGGAGAGAAACACGCGCTCGCCGTTGATGGTCCAGCCGTCATATTTCCCGGCGCCTTTTTCCAAAAACAATTCCTTGCGAATGATAAAGCCGTTGATGATGCACCAACGCTCGATGGTATTGAGCAGCAGCGGTTCGCTCTGGTCCTGAAAGTCTGGGACGGGAATACTGCCGGCCATGGAGATTGTTTCTGTCTGCCACACGTCCTGCCCTAACATGGTGTTATGGATGACACGGAAGGACCAGAAAAACTCCTGGTTATTGTCAAGCACTTGATATGAGCCTTTCATATCTATGAGACCGTTACAGGCATTTTTTTCAGCGTTTCGTAGGCTTCGGACACGCTACCAAAAAACGCATCTATGGTTTCCTGATTTGGTAGGACGTAAGCGTGAATTTCGGACTTCCAGCCGTCACCTTGTCGGCTGTCGTGATTAGAATTTTCAACCACCATTACTTCGGGGTAAGTTGAAGTTTCGGCGATAAATCTTTGCAAAGTCTCAATGTAGGTTTCGCCGCCCCAAGAAGTCGGTGTACCGTGATTTCCATAGTCGGACGTGCCGCAGCCGCCGCACTTTGCCGAAAACCTTTGATACTCGCCATTGGCGTAAAAGCCAACGACGTAGTTGAAATCATTGTTGACGTAGGAAAATTGCTCGGCAAAGTTTTCGATATCGAGAGCCGAAAGGTCGGCTTTGTTTATGCCATCAACGTAACAACCGATTTTTGCCGACATAGCCGACAATTCGATGATTTCCGTTATTTCGGCAATGTGACGAGGCTCTTGAGTTTGCCCCCAATTTTTCAAAGCCGCTTCCCATTCGGAAGCATCGCTCATGCGAAGCAATGTTTTTCTGTTGCTTCCAACGAAGAAAAAATAGCCATTGTAGTTTGCAAGGAAATTGCCTTTGTCGGTGCGGATTGCTTGAACTTTCATCTTAAATTTGGGTACTTGGTTACGGCTTCCCCATTCCGATTGTTTGCCTACTTCTTAAAACGGTGTTCGGCTTGTCCGTGTGTTGTTGCTTTTATTAGGTGAGGCAAAGATAAACTCTTTTGTTGACATTTCAACACATCGGAGAAATTATTTTTTGGTTTTCTACAAAAAAAATCGGGACACAACTTTTCGTCGTGTCCCGATTATGTACGGTTACTCTGCCTTTTGCACTTTAGCGGCGCACCACGCCAACTTTCCGGGACAAGGCCCGAACAAGTTCGGTGTCGTACATCGCCTCATGCGCCTTTGCATCGTCAACTTCTATGCCGAAATGGCGTGCAACTGTCGTCAGTTTGAAGTTGGGCATTCCGCTTCGCTCCCGTACCAGCGCCGCCGCGCACAGGATACGCATATCAAGGCTCTCGTTCCAAAAGCGGTTCATATAGGCCCACTGGTCGTAACCGGCTTTTATGAACCACTGTCGCAAGAACTGGTCGTCAAAATGCACATTGTTATACCCGCAAAGAAAGATGCCGTCTGATTTGCTGCGGGTGTTCACATGTTTGTCCAGGCGCTCGCAAATCCAGCCCAGGACGTCAGTTGGGTCAGCAAAGGTACTTATCTCTTCCATCGTCCTGCCATTGACCTGCAGGGCACCAGCGTCGATCAGATCATCGGGGTATGGCTTCATGGTATAGTCCAGGCTTTCAACGATCTGGCCGTCGATTTCAAGCAAGCCAGCAAATTGAATGGGCGCGTGCAGCATGTGGTCAAGCCCCGTTGTTTCGAGGTCATAATACAGGATTTTCATAATTATGTCGGTTGTGTGATGTTGCAGTTTCGTCTCTTTCTTCCCACCCATTGAAAACATGATGGCAGCAATTCTTTGAATACCTGGCTATTTCCTCCACCTGTTTGAGTGTCTCAAGTATTTTTAGCGCTTCGTCGGGTGTCAATCGGTTTTCACCTGCGCTGCGCCAGTACTTCATACAGTCCATAGTCAGAAGGTTCTGCATCTTTTGCAGGTGATCTGCGAGTGTCTGTTGTGTTGTCTTTGCCATGTCATCGAATTTGAAGATTTGGTTCCTCAGCCACATAGGCCGATTCGCTTTCAAACACCCCTTCCATCAGGGCTTTTTTCAAGCCGGCGCCGTCAATTTTGTATTCAATCACTTCGCGCCGATAGGGTTCCGGTATCAAATGTTCGTGCAACACCACGAGTTTTTTAGACCGGCCAACCCACATACTCAGCATATTGGTTTTGAATTTATCCCGGTCAAACAACAGCATGGCATTCAGAATGCGAGACTTGAGGTTGTCACGGCTTTGCTCGATGCGCTTTTTGCGCTTTTGCAGATCGGCGATGACATTTTCCAGTTGCTCGATGTCTCCGTTCATTTCCTTGATGATCAGACCGTATGATTCGGCCTTTTTCTCAAACATCTCGGCCGTGATGGCAAGTTCAGCATCCAGTTCGGGCGTGAGCGCCCCGCCGTTCTCGATCAGGGCGTCAACGGTTTCACGGTACTGTGTTTCGATTTCGTACAGACTCATTGTTGCCTTCGGTTAAGTGAAAGAATTTTTCGATGATCCCCCTTTGTTCGGCGAAATTGACCAGGTGTATCAACCAGCGCCGGGCATATTCTTCCCGGGCCAGGTCCTTGTCAAAAAGGAAGTCGTGTTGGTCACATACCTGGTCGTGCAGGTGAAACACCCGGAAGCGAAAAAGCGTGGCGTCAGGATAAGCCATCATGTAAAGCGGCCACTGGACGCTTTCGTAGTATGGTTGTTTTTGCGGCACGTATTTCGATCCAGTGGTTTTGTAGTCCCAGATCACAAACTTTCCGTTTGTATCCATCGCATCCACCCGCAGGTTCATGCGAACGGAGTAATTGTCCAAGTCGAAGTTTAGCCGTCCCCAGACTTCGCGCTTCACGTTCGGATGATCAACGTGCGTGGCCAGCGCGGGCGCGGCCTGGGCCTCGTTGAAAATCCAGTCGATGTTCATTTCCGGGTCGTTCACCCGGTACCGTGTAGATGCGTCCGGCGCGGTTTCCCGAAAGGGGAGAGGCCCCAACTCAATGAGTTTGTGGTAAGCCTCTCCCTTGGATTGCGCTTCGGTCTTGATCCACGGCTGGTCGAGTTTGGCAATAAAGTCCTCTACCGTTTTTCGGTAGTTTCCCAGGACGCAGTTGCGGTAATCTTCAAGCGTGGATGGTGATATTTTCAGCGACTGTTTCATGCCTGCTTTTCTGTGGGTTGAGGCATTTTCTTCTGGAAAATTTTCAGGTCGTGGTTATACTCCATGTCCAGTTTTTCCAGCCGGGATTTCATGGTTGCCCGTACGAACTTCTTTACTGGCCCCTCCTCCATTTCGGCGACCTCTTTGGATACCCGCTGAAAGTCGTCGTCGGTTTTGCATTCGTTCATCTTGGCATTCCATGCGTCCAGTATGGCGTCATCAATCGCCGGCTGCTTTGCGGTCGCGGCGGGCTCCTGACGGCCAGATTTCTTTATGTCCAGTTTGCCAGTGTTCTGTCCGTCATCATCTTCCTCGGTGGCGAGGGCCAGCGCGGCGCCCAGGGAGTAGCGGCGCATATAGGTGATGGCGCCGCCCAAGTTCTGAATGGCCGTCGTTCCCTGGCCTTGCCAAGCAACCATCGGCATGGAGAAGGCGCGGAACTGGCCGGATGCATGCCTGACGATGGTAGTGATCTTGTCGCCTGTGATGGGCTGCTGAACGTACAGGCCGTTCTCAGCCAGTATAGGGCGAACCTCGATCATGATCTCGTCAAGGCTTGCGAATTTACGGGCGGCCCGTCCCGGCACGGTTACGGTCTCATCGCGCTTGACGGCCTTGAATTTTGCGTTGAACTTGACGAGCGCGGCGTCAAGTTCGGATGTCTGTGCGCTCTCCCAAAAGTCGGCAGAGTGATAGACGAAATTGTTGTTACCGTTACCCGGTGTGGTGTTGTTTTCCATGTTGCAATATGGATTTTAAATGAGTGGATAGATGTCAGGATTTGATGCCGCGCTTGTCGGCCCGCCTGAGTTTGTATTCAGATAGGTCTTGTTCGGCATCGGCTTCGTTGATTTGTTGGCGCTCATCCTGGAACATCAGTTTGGAGCGGCGCCGGCGCGGGGTGGTTGCTTTCACCGGCGCGTTGGGGTTTGTCCAGATAAGGTGTTTATCGTTCATGATGCAGTTATTGTTTTTGCTTTTGCGATTCCGCGCCAGAGCAGCGCGATGATGTACCCTTCGATAGATCGAATTTTGGGCAATCCGTGATCCTGCCGCTCAATGTTCATTCGCTTGAATTGAAGCCTTACATTTTCGCTCAGGTCAAACGGCAGCCATAGTACAACTTTATCGCATCCTGGAACGGTCAATGCTTGTTCGGGTATTCCAATTCGACCGATAGCCTTGATGGTTTCTTCCACATCGTCGTAACCAAGTCCAACCAAGTGCGAATACACGTCTATCTCTGTCGGCTTTGAACCTATTTTACGGGGGTCGTAAATCAGGGCGGTGTTGACGACGCTCTGGATGGAAAGTGGTACAGCAATGCGCATGCTCTTGTGCGTTGCGCTGCGATCGGGTCTTCCGTTTATCGTGTGGTATTCTACCCTGGCAAACTGCGCAGGGTCAAGGATTGTCGTCGGTGTCGTTTTTGATGCTGCCATAATCTTTGTTGAGTTCGATGCAACAGGCAATCAGCCATGCACCATTGTTTTCGTGACATTGGTGCATGGCTGATTGCCTGTACCAAAACCGGATGCGCGATACTGAGGCTGACCGATTTTTTTTAGGAGAAGTTGCTGCGTTTCAGCAAACGTTTTTTGAAAGTGTCCCAATTTTTTATTTTGTTGCAAAGTTAACAAATTTTCAAACTTCCAAAATGTTTTTTTCAATAGCCATAATCCGGCGCAAATACCTGGTCGTCGGCATCGTGCCCATGATATTCCATCTGCCGTCGAAGTTTATGTAGGAAAGGTTCATCGCATCAGCCACTCCCTCGATGCTCTTGTTGAAAGCGCTCATGATGATGCGCGTTTGGGTGTGCTCTGAGTTGATAACCGAACTTTCCCCTATCAAGTCTGTAGCCACCTCATCACTGGCGACCACGGCAAACAGCCTGCTATAAACATTGTGGGAATACCTGCTCAGGGCATTGTCCAACACTTCGCCCTTGATATGGTCAATATAAAACTTTTCCACGTTGACGCTTCGCTCTCCATCATCCCAACGGTGCCAGTGCGCTACGTGGTCGAATTTGAAGCGATGGTATATCTGCGGCGCGATGTATGGACCAAACAGGTGAAGGCATATTCCGAGCGCCGTTTGTGCCGGGCCTGACCCGGCGTAGCCCCAGGAGAAGGCTTCACTGTGGTTGCAGAGGATTTGGCTATCCCTGACGCTCAGGGGTTCGCCGTCAACCCACACCTGCAATCCTTCGACGATTGTTTTTACCGTTACTTTCATCGTTACTTTTTGAAATGGTTGATGTTGAATGTTTGATGTAATTGCGTCCGTTTGTCGTCCGTGTGTATTTCGATAACCACGTCTACGAGAGTAGCGCCTTTGCGGGCACACCACTCGATCTGTTGTCTGAACGGCTGGTGGCGTGGAAGTCCCACGGCAAGCCAACGCCCGGATACCTCGTATTGCCATACCGACGCGCCCACAACGCCTTCGTGATTTTTTTCGAGTATCGCCAGCGCCGGATCCACCTGCGCAGATTGGCTGCACAGGTGGATGATGCGGTCAATCAGGTCGTGTGCGGGGTCACATTCGGGTGTGAAAGGTAGTTTGAGTTTTAGCGACCGGGCGGCGGATTCTATTTGTTTAAGCGTGGACTTCATCTTTCAGAGCGGGTAAGTTGTGTGTTGCCCACAGGCGCGACACATGATGATTGATAAGTTGAACGGCCTGGTCGTAAAATTCAGCCGGCGCCATCAGGTCGGGCGTTTGCTGGTCGTCACCATCGAGGCCGGTGATCCAGTTGACCAGGTGTTGCAGGCCGTTTTCTGTGTCGCGCCACATGGTCGGATAGACGGGCAGTTCCTGCGCAAGTACGTCCTTCATGATGATGACGCGAAAGGCCCACTCGGTTTCAAGATAGCCGCCGCCCGTAGGATACACGGTCAGTTCGACCCCTACTTCGTTGTCGTCTGCGATTCTGGCATAGAAGCCAGGAGCAGTGGTGTTGCGGTTGATTCGGGTGTTGCCGCATGTTTTTGCCGCTTCTGCGAGCAGCCATAAGAGACGTTTTTTTGTGTCGGTGCGAAGTTCTTTCATTGTTGAGTTGCAGTTTAATCGAACAGGGTAGCGGCGAAGCCTTTCTTTTCGTCCTTCGCTCTGAGCCGTTTTTGAATCTGCTCTTCGCGCTGGCGCTCTCGTTCAGCCTCTATCGCTTCTTTCCGCTGTTCGTCTGATTGTTGAAAATCTTGTTTGATTCGTTCGTTGATGGCGTCAATCCGCTCCTGCGGCCAACGCGCTATCCAGGTGATCCATTTGCCGTCAAGCCTGTCCAGAACGAGCGAGTAGGCTCCGAAATGTTGCAGGCTCAGGCTGTTCATGTGATAGACTTCTCCCGGGATGGTGTTCAGGCTCATGTTGATGGCGCACATCTTGCAACATATCCTGTCGAGGTCGGCGCCCATGAAGTGCTGTAGGTGCCTTTTCTCTCCGAACCTTCGGGCCGCTTTCAGGATCATGATGCCGCTTCCGCAACTCGGATCGCTGATTTTCTGCCCTATCTTCTCCGTGTCCATATCGCCCAGGATCATTTCTGACATCATGTGCGACACATTACCCGGCGTAAAAAACTGACCCATTGCCGATGCCTTGTGTTGCGATGCGATGTCCATGTAAACCGTTCCAAGCATATCCTTAAAGTCATCTGACGCATCACCTAAAAGTTCGAAGAGCGTCATAAACCCATCCATCCCTTTATCCTTGTAGGTTTCTTGGAGACGCTTCCAGTTCTCGTTTACAAGTCCGAGCGACAAGTAGTAAATGCAGAAATCCAAGAAGTCCTCGAATACCTGCGAGTAATGACCTTGACCGTACGCCTGGTGCTCGAACTGCTTTGTGAACGCCCGAACCTTCGGGTCGTTCACAAAGAGTGTCGTGTAGTCGCTCATGCCTGTTTTTCAACCACTGTGAAGTACTGGGTAAGTTTGTCCATGTAGGCCATTCCCACTTTCTTACCGTTCACATCGAAGGCCACGAGAGTTTGACGGTTGGCCTGCTCATCAAGTGTGGAAACTTTCAGGGCCAGGGCGGTCGAGCGCTTGACCATCAGGCGGAATTCGCCGCCCTGGTTCCATGCTTCGAGCAGTTCGGCCACGCGCTCCGGGGAATCGGCCCCGTGAAATTCGAGTTGCGGAATAAGATCGAGGCGCTCCACCCATTCGCCGAATACGGCGGGCGCGGATTCAACCGGCTGTTTTTTTGCAGGAGTCGCTTTAACCGGAGCAGCCTTTTTCTTTCCACAGTTGGCTTCGAAGTCAAAGCCTGCGATCACATACTTTTCGATGGCGCGGCCCACTGTGATTTCTTCTGCCTTGGAAACAACATTGCATTCGAAGCGAAGCGCCCAGGCCGCAACCACTACCTGATCAGCCGTCGTGAGTTTCTTTCCGCCATCATAGGCAACCCCTCCGCGAACGTAGGTGCAGGTCTGTTCGATGGCCGCTTTGAGTTGTTCGGGGGTTGCCTTGTTGACACTCGGAGCGCCGGTTTCTTCGACGAACCCACGGAACTGGTTGCGGATGGCAATGTGGCAATCGCGTTCGATCTCCGTCATGTCTTTGGGTTGGGTGTACTTCATCGCGCGGGCGATGTAGGCGTTGTTGGTTTCGTTCGAGGTTGCGGGTTGGATTGAGTTGCTCATTGTTGAAAAATTGTGTGTTGTTGTTGACTTGTTTTTGATGTTACAAAAGTAGTTTCTTTTGTTGACATTTCAACACTTTGAAAAAAATATTTTTCAACTTTAACACTACTTCAACAAAAAAACCCCGAAGCGATTTCTCGCCCGGGGCCTGCAACATCAAAACAACAGGGTTGAGTTGATTCGATGGCGTGTCAGGACAATGCCCTGATTATGATTGCAACGAGGGCTCCAGCCGCCGCGCCCGCGCTGAGCAGTATCGCCCAGCGTAGCCAGCCGGTGGCCGCGCGGTATGCCGCCCAGCCTTTCTTGACAACTCCGGTCAGAACGGCCAGTGACAAAAACGCCTGGATTCCCTTTGTGCGGTTCATGTTGCTTTAACTCCTGCCTTTGCCTTCAAAGCGTCGGCTTTTTTCTTGGTCAGGAACGTCACGATCGGCGCGATGATGGCCGGTAGTGCGTAACCTGCCAATCCCCACCAATCGCCGCTGAAGGCGTACTCCACGACCCGGTGCGCCGCATCTGCCGGCAGCACAATGCCGTTGAGCAGGGCAATGGCGAATACGACGTTGAGGACGGAGGCCCACCAATTGTGCGAACGAAGAAACAGGATGAAATTGGGTTTGTTCGTTTTCCACGTCAGCGACCACTGCCAAATTGAGTTGCCGACGTTGATCATCAGCATCAGGAAGAGAGGCCAGTTGGCTGTCTGGACAGCAACTACCGCGTCGGTGGCGGTCGCATCGGGGTTGATTTGAAGCCCGGCGAGCGCGAAAATCCACAGCACGACGGACACGATTTGAGTGATGATGTTCGAGTTCATACGAATGTTTATTTGATGAAAAATCAATTTTCAGCGGGGCACTTGCTTCATGGTTATGGCGCTCACAGCGTCGAAAAAATCCTGGTCACAACCCACAGCAGGGAAGCGAACCAGATGCCGAGCATGGAAATTCCCGGCAGGTATTTGGTGACAAAAATTTTCATCAGTATACCGTGTAAAAGGTGTATGTGGGTATTGTAACCGTTCTTGATGTTGTTCCTACCGATTTCACTATTGCGGCCCTCGTGCCGACAGCAACGTTATTTGGAAGGTTCGTTGTTACCCGGCCTGTATAAGTTCCGTTAATGAAAAACCTTGCCTCCGTTTTTTCCTTATTTACGACCATAGTCAGGATGTATTTTGTATCGGCGGCCACTGCGATATTCAAGTCTGCGGTTGATTCTGTCCCAGAATTGTTGCGGGAGAATCCCTCCCACTCTCCTGAATTTATCCCGTTACTATAACGGAATCCTATGCTGTTGTTTACAGCCAAGGTAGTTGACGAAGGTGAAGGTACAAGGCCAAATTGAAACGTGTAGGTCTGAGTTCCATCAGAAAGCGTTGGGATGTAAACAACAGCACTTGCAACCATATATGCCGACGAATAAAACGTCGGGTTCAAAACTGTCTTGCTAAAATACAGCGTCGCAGTGCCGGTGGGTGATGTACTTGTTCCAAGTTGCCAGCCCGCAGGAAGGGTAGCTGTTGGTGTAGTTGTTCCGTTTGCTCCACCCGCCAAACCAAATCCAATATGCCCCCAGTCACCTCCCGTTGTGGCACCCACGGTAGCATTGTAGTAATGCCCCATGGCGCCGTTGATTGCCGGCGTTCCGGGATTATAGGTGCAGTTTGTAACATACCACTTGGAGTAGGTGTTACTGTACCGCATTGAAATGGACCCACCATAGGGTCCAATTATATAATCGCACGGGCCTTGTACCCTGTTGGATGGGTCGGAATCAGGATGTCCCGAAGCAACAATTATAGCATTGCCACTCGTATTGATAAAAGTCCTTTCGGTACCACCAGGCAATGCTCCAAAACCAGTTATAACCCACAGATTGTTTGCACCAATGGTAAAGGTGTTCTCCGTGCTCCAAGTTGTTGGTGTGTAATTATTTTGATTGCCGGTGATGTCTGAAATATTGCCGTCATCATCAAAATTTGATGCGGCCCAAAATGAGCCGTCCCATTTCAGTATCTGTCCGGTAGTAGCGCCCATTTGGTTTAAGTCAGCAGAGCTGACAGAACCATCATCTATTTGCACCGTTCCTATTGCATCATCGGCAATAGAAAACTCCAGGTTTGACCGGTTGTTTCCAGCGTCATCTGAATAACTTACGTTTATTTGGGCAGTAGGGCTTATGTTTAATTTTGCTCGCTGTGTCTGATCGGTTCCGCCGATCTGCAACGTCTGGTAATAAGCAGCACCACCAGCCGGGTCCCAAGACAAAAGCCCCCCCGTATGCCACGCCAAAATCTCTCCGTCAGACGGCGCATCTGTTGGCCATACATACGACTGGTTTGCGGCCATCGCGCCACACTGTATTTCAGTGTAGTTCGTGCCGCTACCCGAAGGCTCCATGAAGCGCAGTTCGCCGGCTGTTGTACCACCTCCGAGTATCAGATTACCCCCCTGATCTTGTACAATTACATCACCCTTGGTTGCGTCGGTTGTGGACCGCAACGTAAGATCATCGCCTGATGCGGTTCCACCAGTAGCAACCTGGCCCGTAGCCCTGCCTGCTAAAAGCAGGTATTGAGTGTGGTCGTCATCTCCCAAGCCGGTCAATGCGCCGTGGTCGGTCACGCCACCTCCAGCGCTCACATCAAGCCATCCGGTATTGCCAGTTCCACTACCCTTTACATAGATTTTACCGTTGCCAGAATCAGTGCGCAAAGCAATATCTCCCGGGCTTCCGGTTATCGCCCCCTCAGGAGTTGCGTTTGCTACAAAAAAATCAGCGTCGCCGCCCGTGTTTTCGATTCTTAAAATTGGTGTGGTCGTCCCGGTCGCCGCTGTAGTGTGCAGTTTAGTCCCAGGGCTGTTATTTCCAATTCCTACACTTCCCTCTATGATGACACCGTTCGTGGGCGCTGCGGTCGTGCCGCTGTACGTCGCCCCGATGCTGACACCGCCTTCCACGTCGAGTTTAGAGGCGGGCGATGCAGTGCCTACGCCGACTCTTTTTTCGCTTGTTATTCTAAATGCTTCAGCAAATCCAGTCCCAGAGCCTCGCGTATGAAAAGCAATATCCCCATAACCGTTTGTGTGGTCGAGATACTGCATGGCCATAGAACCGGCGATTTGCCCCGACTGTGAATCCCACTCCAAAGCCGTCCAGTTATTTGCCGTCGCGTTTCTATTCTTTAAAACGATTGCCGCAAACGCATTAGAGGCTGCCGCCGACGTATTTGAGTAGTCGTTCCAATTGTACTGAATGTTGCCTGCCGAGGAGCTTCCAACATTCACCTGGCTGTTGAAATTGCTTGCCACCGTGTTGGCAGTTATTCCGGCGCTAAATGTAGCTGCACCGTTGAAAGCGGACGTGGAGGAAAGCGTGGCCGCACCGCTTATGGTCGTAGCCCGGTCTAATGTTATCCCGTCATGCTTAAACCTTGCCATCCTTAGGAAGGAGGCACCAGAGTACGCCCATATGTCAACTGCCGCTTCTCTGGTGGACTGGTTCACATTCTGAAACGCCAGCGCAGCGTTTACCGTCCCCGCGCTGGTGTAATTTGTTATTGAAGCCCAGTTGTTGTTCGTCGCGTCGGTATTTAGCAGTTGTATATTCTGCTGGGCATTGCTGTTTAAAAAGCCAGTTAGGGCGTTGTTGTTTTTTACTTTCAAAATACTACTCTCCCAGAGCAGACTGCTGCTCCCCGTCAGCGATGAGGTACCCGACCATGTTGCAACTTGTGGCGAAGCGCCGCTTCCGGTCACGCCAGATGGGGATACCCAATCCGTAGTCGTCCCAGTGCTGCTCAACACCTGCCCCGATGTTCCGGGGTCGTTGTTGCTGTCATATATTGCTCCAGTGATACGGGCGTTCCCGTTGACGTGCAAAGGTTGCGTGGGCTGGTTGCCGCCAGTCAGTTTTATGCCAAAATACCCAAAATCGTCTCTTACCCGGAACGCCTCTTTGAACACTCCAGAGTTTTGGTAGTAGCCGACAAAATCAGTTCCGGCATCAAAACCGGAGCCTGTCATATCCACAAGGCCCAAGTAGAATTGCGCCCGGCGGTCTTGCGTCGCGCTCCACCGCATCAGGCTCGATAGCCCAAGTTGCGGGCTTTCCCCGCCCGTGTTGTAGTTGCCGACGACGAGCGTGGTGACACTGTCCAACTCCGAGCGCGTATAACTTGCGCTCGTTGTTGTTATCGTGTTTTTGTGTTTGTAAACCTCCAGCGGGTAGGCTCCCAGAGAGGCATTCGTCATATTTATGCTGACTTTTGCCCGCTTGTTTGCAAGGTTCCCGTTGAAATAAGACTTGTCAACCGAAAACCCCCAAGAGTTTTCCTCCGGTTTGTGATAGTTAAAAAAGCCGGTTATGGGCCTGTGAACGCCGCCCTTTTGGTCGTTGAAGAAAATATGCCATTCACTGACCGTGTCGCCGTCGGCTGCTATCCAGTGTGGCTCCATGCTTACGCCAAAAACCGCGTCGGCGGAGTTGTCCACCGTGCCGCCGTTGTGGAGATTGTAGGTTATTTCCAGCACGTTGTTTGTCGTGCCGTCGCCGTTCGAGACGGCTTTTTGGTGTATGTACCACGCTTGCATATTCCCCCGCTTGTAGCGCAGGAAGTCAACCGCGTCGATTACCGACACAGTGCTTTTTGCGGCAACTGCCGAAGCAAGGTTCACCACCCCCGTAGTATCTTCGGTTCTAAACCCTGTTGTTCCACTCCTATATGCTGAAACGGTATGATCCGCATCGCCATTTGTTATGACCCTTCTAAAGGTTCTTTGACCAATCACATAATCATATACGGCTTTGGCCGTAGGTGATTCGTTGTTGCGCGCTGCTGACGTGATTACATATACAATTTCAGCGAGTTGCCGACCAGACAAAACGAAAGTGTCCCGCGCAGTTACCTTGTTCCATGTACCGGTAGTTTGGGCGCTCGATGTCAGCGCCAGCGCGAAAAGCGAGCAAAGAAGGATTAGCCTTTTCATGCGTAGAAGATTTTTACTGTGATTGTGCCTGTGAACACGCTGAAAAACAGCGTGGAATCGGCTGGAAACCACCAACCGATTGTGAAAGGGCGCCCACTTGTGTTATAGGATTCGTTTTCCAGTATCTCCGAACCAAGATCGGTAATGCCAACACTGACGCTTCCGCTGCCGCTTTCGGCAGTCACGACCAATTGCGATACCAACCGACCGGCCGGTATCGCAATTTCGTCAGTCCCCCCAGCCGTCAGGCTAAAGGTCTTTTCTTTTGTCAGCAATACCCATGAAGTCCCGTCCGAGTGGTACAGGTCGTCAAGGGCATCGTCGTAAGCGAGCGAGCCTTTGGAGGTCGAAGCCGTTGGAAAGGCCGCTTTGTTGGCGTACGTCGGCGCAATCATCCTCCCGGCCTTCGACCCGTCTATTTCAGACAGGTACTTCATGTGCCGGAATTAAGATATGCTGACGGTATAGGTCGGCGATGCAGCCGGAGCGATGGCGAAAATGATATTGAACCCGGTGCCCGACGTGAACGTGATGTCCACAGCCACGTAGTTACCCAGCGTTGTTTCCCGGACAGCAACGCACGGCGTATTCTTGCCAGTGTGCACGACCGCGAAAGATGTCGTAGTGCCGTCTCCGGTAAGCGTGTTGCCGCCCGTGCCTCCGACCGATGTGACGCGGTTGGCATTGATTGCAGCCGTAACGCCTGCAGGGTGCGTGGCCAGCGTCGTGGATGTACCGGTGATGGTCTCCGCGCTGGTTGCCAGTTCGACGTAACCAGGCACGGTTTCCGAGGCAGCGCCGATGTTGTTCTGTACGAACGTCCATGCAGAGCCGCCCCAGATGGCGAGGTCGCCGATTTCCACGACGTTGGTGCCCTCCCAGCTATTGGAGCCTGCTGTTGTGAAAACGTAGGTGTCGCCAGTGGCCGGAGATGACGGCTCGGTGGCGTCGAATGCGATGCCGCCCTTGAAGTTCATGGCGCCCGCAACGGCGCTCATGTTCACCCAGGTCGAACTGTTGGAGTAATAGATAAGGTTGGTATCGGTGGCGTAAGCCAAAGAGCCTTCCGAGGATGCCGCCGAAGGAAACGCGGCGAGGTTGGCGAAGATGGGGACAATCAGTCGGTTGGCCTTGTTCGCGTCAATTTCGTGCAGATATTTCATGTTACGATAGCTATGCCGGCGACCGGCGTTGTAAAAGTTATAGTGATCTGGTTGGGCGAATCATTGAATGGTTCACCCACAATGTTGTTGTCCCCATCGTCAACGCACCTCACCTGGACATCACGTCCCAGATTATGGATAACCGTCCACGTGGCCGAGGGCGTGAGTTGCGTATGCGTGTAGGTGATGTCCGAAGTCGTCACAAGCCCAAAATCCACGATCACGAACGTCATAAACTCCTCGACCGTGAACTTATAGTTTTCCGGCAACTCCGAGTTCTGGCGCCGCTGCGTGTACAACTGCGTCTGTCGGTGCAGAAAGCCAATGCTGTCGAAAAGGTGTGGATACGGGCTTGCCATTAGTTTCCTTTTATCGTCCAGAACTCGTCTGCCGGTGTTGTCCAGTAGGCTTCGTCCGGCTTGGTCCAGAACAGCGGATTGAAGTCGTTCGGGTCAATGGTGATGAGGGCGTAAAAATCGCAGATGCAGGCCAGTGTTTCGGTATAACGGGCAACATCCGTTCGCGGATCGGCGCCGGTCTCGCTGGATCCGTCCGCTGTTTTCATGTTGTCCTTCGAGGCTTCGCCGTCGCGCTCTGAAATGCCGCAGTAATGAAAGTTACCGGCAAGGTCTTCGGCGATCACGTTCATGCAGCAATTCCCATTCAGGTCCTCAAGGGCGTTCCTGGTCGCATTTGACAGTCCATGCACCTCGAAGTAGATCGTCTGCTTGACGTATTCCGTATATCCTTTTGCTACCAACTTCTCCTGTATCAGGTATGCGGTATCCGGCTCAAACTCAAGACGCGTCCACTCGGTGCCTACCGTAAGAATTACATTCGACACCATACCCAATACAGGGTCTATGAGTACTTCAACGACCTCTGAACAAGGCACTGCCCAAATGGCGACCAGACCGGCGCGCGCACTTGGGCAGAGTACCGTGCTTATAGGCGTGACTACGCTCATCGAGTCGCCGGTTTAGTAAGCCAACTTCTGAACGCGGCTCCATGCCGTGCAGCCGTCCTGCGTGATCGTCACCGTAAAGGTGATCGAACCGGACCAGTTTTCGCCGCCAGAAGCACCGTTAATCGTGATGATCTTCTGGCCGCTGGCATCTGTGGTAACCGTGGCGTTGCCGGTGGTTCCGTCCGTCAGGTCGCCATTGTATACCGCGCCGCCTCCGTCGTTGATGGTTACGTTGGTAATGGCGCCGGTGCTGTACGGCTTGACGATCAGGTTGGTGCTGGATTTGTAGATGGCCGCGCCGGCGTCACACTGGCCGGTATTCACGTCGCCGATCATTTGGCATGCTGTCGGGATGAAGGGGCTGGTATCGGCTTCGAGCCACTCGAACTCCAGGTCGGAGTAGTCCACGTCAACGGTGAGCGTGGTTGAGGTGAGGGTTGCGCGGATGTTGCCGGTGCCGTCGTAGCCAAGGCTGTTTACCAGACGTTCGAGGTTAGCCACCAGCGCGTCGCGTTCACGCTCTTGGTTGACCAGGTAGGCGCCGTCGAGCGTGTACGTAGTCCCGGCGATTCGCACTTGGTCAACGGCAGTCGTTCCGGAGACAGAAGCAATGGTGGCGGTATAGCGGCAGATTACGGCGGCTGCTTTGTCGCCGCAACACAGTCCGCTCAGGTTGTTGAATTTGAGCGCGTTGTTTGAATTCGCGTCCGGGTTGTTGCGCTTCAAAATGAAGCCGTCGTAGGATGTGCTCATTTTTAATTTGATTGAGTGTGATCTCACCACTTGTCTTTAGGACAACTGATGAGCGTTTTTTTCATTATCCCCTTGATGGGGTCGTATTTCAATGTGACCTTGAAATCCATAGGGCAACAGCACACATCGCACCGTCTTTCCTCCTGGATAAAATGTTCCGTGCAACCTTCACAAATGGCAATTCGCATTGCCGATGTTTTTTCATCTACTTTTTCGAGGCTGAATCCATCGTCAATCCATCGGAGCGTGAGTGATACTGTGTCCGCCAATCCTTTATTGCAGGGTTCAGGTTGTCGCTCTGCGCTTGTTCGTGTTGAAGCCATAGTGCCGCTTTTTTGGAGCGCAATTTACGCAAGCATCCTCAAGTGGCGCATAGTCCGGAAACGCTTCGGGGTTTTCCCGGATAAACACGTCCATGGCATGAAGCATGTCGTCAATGTCCTTCACATATTCCATCTTGAGCCTGCCGGCGCTTTTTACATCAAGGGCTTTTGATTTGTCGCCTTCGTACTTCTGTACAACGCCCATCGGCGTGTCGGATACGATGCGGTAAAACAGGCTGTCATTTGAAATCGTGAAAGCCAGTATCGTCCGCAAATATCGTTCCCACAAATAGTTGTACTCGACTGTTGAAAATCGAGGCGCCAGCGCCCAGAATCCTTCATCGGTCGGCAGTTGCCCGGTCGTGTTGGCTTTCGCTTTGTATAACCGGTTTTTATAAAGCACTACCGCGCCTGATGAATAGTTGCCTGCCTGAAAATTGGTGTACACCGTTATGCCTGTGCCGGCAGTCATTGCGTACTTCACCTTGTCGGCCATGAGCGCCTTGTACATCGCCATTCCCATGCACTTGATGAACAACTTTTCCTCCCTCACCGCTATAAACGGGATGCGCTGCTCACCGTACGACGCCGGGTCAACCGGGGCGAAGTCCACAATCTCTTGCGGAGTTATCAGCGTTTCAACGCTTCCGAATTCATACGTTAAGGCCATTGTCGAGCGGGTTTGGCTGCGGTTCGTTTTTCAGCGCGTTCACATCGCTTTTCAGGTATTCATCATAGAGATTGAAAAGCCCGAATGAATACTGTGAAGTCACATCGATACGCCCGGTCATAAGCATTTCGCAGGCCTGGAAGCCCTGAATAATCGGTCGCAGCGAACGCTCCTGCCACTGGCGTATCACGGAGTTGTACTTCTGTTTGTACACTTCCTTGAACTCCTCGTTCTGACCGATGCGCCCCGGGGTCGGAGCGCCCAGCAAAACGCTGTGCCAGTTGTGTGTTTTCAGCACCTCCCTTTCCGCAAGCGCTGACATCGAGGTATGGTACTGGTGGTCCGTGTTCGATTTGAACTCGTGGACCATTGCCTCTTTGTCATCGGGCAGGCGTCTGCGGATTATATACCGCTTTGGCTGCTCTCCATAGCGCGATGCCTGGTTGGTGAACGTCCGGCGAACGGCGTTGTCGAAATCGTCCTCGTCGCCATCGTCGTCTTCCTCGGCTGTGATCTCGAAGAAAACGCGGGCAATGAAGTCGTTGGCATAGCCTTCCGTGCCGTGCTGTCCCTGCTGAACTTCCATGTACTGCCAGTACAGCGATCCGAAAGAATCCGGCAGGCCATACCAGTCACGTCCCACGACCTTATTCTTGATGTGGATAATGGTCGAAAGTCGACCGTCACCGTAGTCAGACCATGCCGGGAATACGTCCACGAACTCGGGTGGATACCGGTTGATGTACATCGCTGTCCATTCTGCCGATATCACAATCACCTTTTGTTCGCCGCGCTTGGTAGCCAGGTAGCGGCACTTCTCTGCGTCCAGCGACTCGAAGTAGAAAAACCACTTTCCAGCCACACGAACCGCATCGATCCGGTAGAACCCGTTGCCGTATGTTTTCAGATTCTCGTAGATACCGATGGCATCTGCAAGTATCTGGTCAAACGTCAATTCAGGGTTCAGTGACCGCACGAAATCCGTGAACGTAGCCTTTTCAGCATCGGTAAGCGGCTGATCCTCTTCTGTGTCGAAGGCCATTCCTGGTTCGACGTAGCGGCGGATTGTCAACTCACCTCCGAAGACGTAGTCACGGATATTGCTGATGCACGATGAGTGCGTCGGCGACAACTCGCGCATCCGGCGAAGGACACGAAGGGTTGCATCAGAATTGTCAAAGAACGGTATTACAGGGAACGAGCCGTAGATCATGGGCGCGAGATCAGTATCGCGCAGCTCCTCGGCAACCGGGTCATACACGTCTCCGAAAGCACCGGTTTTGCGCCGGCTGAATCTCGTCTTTTTAGGATTCGATTCGTCCGGGCAACCGCAACTCTCGTCAAGTTCGTAGGCTGCCAAATCTTGGGTCATCGTTCAGTTTATTTACCTTCCCAGGGCGCTTTGTATTCTTTGGGGGCTTCGATCAGTTGCACATAGGACGGATCGGTGTCGTAGATTGCCTTCAGGAGGTCCTGTGTGGCGGGCTTCACGGTGTTTCCTTTCGAGGGGAACTCCACGTCCTTCGAACCGTGGTTCAGAAAAACGATTTTTTTGCCTGCCTTGCAAATCGATACGATACCATCCTCCTGGCGAACGAGTTTGAATCCTGCCGCGCCTTTGGCCTGAACTTCCGTATTTGCGATGTCTGCCATTTGTAGATTTGTTGCAGTTGAATGATTGAGCGGCCAGCCGCCCGTGAACTTACGCCGGGTTATACCGGTATACCCGCTTCGCCCAGCGTCCAGAAGGGCGCGTAGAACGAGGAGTTGCCGACAACCGTCTCGATGTACTCTGCCTGGTCTGCGGTCGGGTCGGTGTTGGTGTTGGACGAACCTTCGCCGGTTTTCATCTTGTCGCTCTGCCACTCCTCACTTTCCGGGTCGAACGAGATGCCGGCATAGTGGTAGTTATTCGAGTTGTCCAGGACGATCACGTGCAGGCAGCAGTTGCCGTTGAGGTCTTCGAGGGCATTGCGCACCGTGTTCGAAAGGCCCGGCTCCACAAACGAAATCGTCTGTGTGACGTTGACCGCCGATTTGTTGCGCACTTTGGCCTGGTTGAAGAATGCTGTGTTCTCCTCGAAGTCGATCTTTTTGAAGGTGTTGGCAGGCGTAGCCACGACCATCGTAATGGCTGTGATCTGTCGCGAGGCGTTGAAAGTCAGGGTGTCCACCTGGGCGCAGTTGGCCGCCCAAAGCGTTTTTATCCCTGCCCGCGCTTTGGGACATTCTGCCAACGTAATAGCGGTTATTACCGACATGGTTGAAGTAGTTTATGGATAAACGAATCGGGTGGCTTACGCGTAGGTTTCCGAGGAGTTATAGCCCACGGTCATCAGGATGGGCTGCGCGATGCCGAAGCCGATGCCCAGGCTTGCATACATCCACGATTTGCCTTTATCCTTGATCAGCGGGGATTTCTGGATGACGAGCGATGCGTCGGGTTGGCCTTCGAGCGAGTTGGCGTGAGCAATACCGCACAGGTTTTCCGGCGCCGTGAAGATGGCGCGCTGCGTGAGCGACTGGCCACCGGGAGCCATCTTGCCGGTCTCGAAGTCGAACATGTCCCATTCGGGCATGAGCAGACAAACATACCCGTCGAACATCAGGGCATTTTCCACAGGCTTGCCATCGATCAGAAACTGGTTTGCGATCTCCGTGCCCAGCGACTGGTAGTAACGCCACAGGGCGTCAAACAGTCCACGCTGGAGCAGGTACACCGGCCATTCAGATTTCGGGCGGTCGAGGTTCCAGAATTGCAGGATCGGGTGTGCGGACATGCGCAGTTGGCGCAGGTAGTCGGCAATGTTTGCCGGGTCGGTGGCGTTACCGCCCGATGTGCCGTCGTTGGTGTCCACGTAACGGATTTTCACATACTCACCACTGGCGCCAACACGTGCCTGAATCTCGCTCCACCATCCGTTGTGGTGTTCGAGCATGTTGGTGAGTTTGGTTTGCTCCTTGAGCGGCAGTGCGGAAATGTCCACGGCGCCCGCGGATACCTTCGCGGAGAAGTTCACGTCGCCGAACCATGCCACCTTGTAGATGGAATCGCGCAGCGCGAAACGGGTCTGCATGGCCATTGCCATTTCGATGGCGTTCACCGTGGGGTTCGAGCCGCCCAGACGGTTGAGTTCGTCAGCGCTGTTTTTCAGGTTGCGAGCACAGCCGCGGTCGAACTCGTCCGGGCATTGTTCGCCCATGAGTTCGTATTCCACGCTGCTGATCTCCCAGGGGCGCAGCGAGAAGTTTACCGTAGGCACCCAGTCGTCGCAGCCGAGTTTGGGTTGCAGGACGTTCGTCGGACGGCTCAGGTGCGTCATGCGGAATTTGGTAACGCCTATCTCGAACTTATAGACGTTCAGGTTCCGCTGGAACACGTTGTCGTAATTGAACGCGGGTTCGAGTACGAGCGCGTTGACGTCATGCGTGTCCAGGTCGAGCAGGATGATGGGTTCCATGCTTTGTGTTTATTTGTGTGAATTAGAAGTAGTTATGGTTCAGGCAGGAATCTGGCAGCGGAATTAAAGCCGCGCCGGCGCTTCCTGACCGGTTATGTTCTTGAATTGCTCGCGGGTGATCTGGTTTTTCTTGAGCGCGTTGAGGGCGATGTCCAGTTGGGCCTGCGGAATCTTGCCATCTTCTTTGTCGCCGGTTTTCGGCTTCACAGAGGACTTTCCGTTGGTGTCGGTCGTGGGTGATCCGCCTTTTTTGAGTTTTGCAATTTCGTTCAGCGCGCCCTGCAATTGGTTTTTGAGCGCGGTGTAGTTGTCGTCCTCGCCCTCGTCCTCATCATCTTCGCCATCTTCACCTTCCGTTTTCTTGGCGGCAGGCTTTTTCGCTTCAGCGGGTTTGATGTTGAGCGCAGCGGCGATTTTGGCTTTATCTTCGTCACCGGCCTTCTCGACCAGCGCCACAAGGCTTTCCATCGTCAGGGCGGTCGGTTTGACCTTTGCGACCGCAGTGTTCACAGCGCTTTCAATCGCCGAGTTCTGGAGGGTTTGGGCCAGGTCTTCGTCACCGGCAAGTGTTTCGGCCAGGTCGTCGACATCGGCATTTTTGGCGAGTGCTTTTTCGCCGTTCAGGAAATTCAGGATGTTGGTGAAAAAGTCTTTACCGAACATGGTGTTGGATTTTGTGCGTGATAGTTTGCGGGCAGCCGCTTTATTGTACGGGGTCAATCCCTTTTGAAGGGCTGCAAGCGCAGCGACCCGGTATGTATTGGTATTGTCGAATGTGTTGGTATCGGGGTTGTCCATCTGCGCAGTGCCAGTTGTGGGCAACAGGAAGTCAACTTCTATAGTATCCACGACCTGGTCTACAAAGCCCAGCGCAAGAGCCTCGGTAGGCTCGAACCAGGTTTCTTCGTTCATCAGGTCGTTGAGAATGTCAGCGACCATGCCTGTTTTCCGCTTGTATACATTCACGATCAGGGACTGGTACTTGTTCAGTATTTCCTGCGCCTTGCCCATTGCGTCCGCATCGCCCCAGCAAATCCATTGCGGCTTGTGGATCATGTAGATGCACTGGTTGGACATTACAACCTCGTCGGCTGAGCAGGAGATGATGGTGGCGGCGCTGGCGCACTGGCCTACGAGATAGGCCGTGACATTGGCCGGGTGACCCAATAGCATGTCGTGAATTACGAACGCCTGGTCGATCTCGCCACCTGGAGAAGAAATGAAGACGTTGATCTGGGAAATGTTCTGGCCTTTGAGTGCCCAGTACACATCGCGGCTGTTGACGCCCCACCACTCTGAGATTTCGCCCCAGATCATGATGTTGACGGTACCGCCTGCGATGTTCATGGCCGGCGCTACATTGAGCGCCTTGCCTTTGCGGTCGAATGCGGCTACGGCCTGTTTCCCAAAAACGAATTTCTTTGGCATGATGCAAAGGTGAAACAACACCCGTGCCGTTGCGCCGCTTTATTCCCAATCGTGGGAACCTATTTAAATTCCATGCGCAGGTAGCGGGCAAATAAAATTGCCGAAATCCATGTGGTGAGGTGCGAAAAGCCGGAAGGTATGTATGCCGGTAGGACATCACCGACGAGCACCCGAAGTTGGTGCAGAAATGTGAGGCCGAGGGCCGTGAGTAGCCCCCACTCGAACTTAATCAGCAGTGGGTGAGCGTCATCGCGGGTTGTCGTGCGCATACACCACAGCAAATAGATGAACGCTGAGGCGCTTCCTACAAGGTTAAGTACGGTCAGAATCTTTGTCATCGGGTTGCTTTTGGCTGCGAAGTTCCCAAAAAAACGCCAAAGGATTGGCCATCTTTTTCGCGATCCAGTCAATCGTTTCGCGGGCGCACAGGGCGCCGACGCAAACAACCAGGTCGCTCCACGATTGAAGCGACTCAAAGTTGGACACTATGATGCCGGAGACAAGGCCGACGCAGATTGAGGCCACAAATGTAGCGGCCCGGGCCTTGAAGTCATTGCCGGACATAAACAGCACACGGGAAAGGGCGCTGAGCAGCGCGACAGCGGAGGAGTCAATAATTTCGTTGAGGTGCTGGAGAAATTTGGGCATCGCGTTGAGGTTCGTCGTAAACTGATTCTCGATCGGCGCTGGCAGGAAACCAACGATACATCGTTGATTTGGTAACGCCGAGGGCAAGCCCTATGTGCCGAATCATTAAACCCCTGTCGCGATTGAGTTGCAGTACGTGGAAATCAAACAAATGCAGTGCCAAGATGCGGTTTATCTCATGCTCCGACATTAATTTGATGACGCGGATGCAGGTTGTTTCACAGACATAATCCATGAACAACATGTTCTTTTCCTGCCGGGTGGCGCCGCGCCCGTCCCGGATTATTTCGTTGAGGTTGACTCTTGCCATAGAAGCGGTATAAAGGCCTTCACAACGCGGATACTATCGGGGCAAGTGGAACAAAGACGCACGTGGGTAACCTCGTGCTCGTTCCATCTTTTGATGAGCCACAGCCATTCTGCCCGCTCGTAGGCTTCCTGGATTTCGCTATGATGCTCGCCGGGTATTTTGTACAGGCGTACATCGCGCTCCGAATAGTTTGCAATTACGATCATAATGTCCTGACAGCTTTAATCTCCTGTTGCTCCGTTCCGCGCTCTATGGTTTCCAGCGGGTCGTTTATTACCCGGATATTATCAATTCGGGTGCTTGTTGCTGCTGCCATTGCAAGCGCTCCTTTAGCGACCTGCAGTACAGCGTCCAGGTCTTCGCGGCTCGCGGCATTGAGCACCATTTCCGACTGCGTGGTTACCTGCGGGGCTGCCAGCGGATTCACGTCAAGCGGTGACGGCGCTATGCCACCGGTAGCAAATTTCTTGCCCCATCCGCCGTAGGCGTTGATTTTCGAGGCAATTTCTTTCCGGGCGCGGCTGAACCGTTTGGGCCCGTCGCTGATCCGCAGCAATGTTTCCTTGAATCGCTGCGTGGATTTCTTGTTGATGATGTACGTCTCTTTGCCGTTTCTCAGGTGATATTCCCCCCCCTCAAACTCGACAAGTCGCCCGTTGTACACTGCCTTCACCCCGCCTTTGCTGTGTGGGCGCCCCTTGATCTCTCCCGATTCGCCAGGGATATGCCCGCCCTCGACCTCTGCAATAGACTGCTGCGTGGGTATCACGCCGCCATACTCGAACTTTTGCAACAGTACCTGCGCTGAGTTGAACGCCGCGCGAATGATGGCCGCCGCTGCCTGGGCTGCGTAGATACCGCCCGCCGCAAACACGCCGAAAGGACCGGTAGCCGCGCCGGCCTGTATAGCGGCCAGCGAGATTGCCGACAGCTCCTTGCGCAGGTTGATGGCAATTTCTGCCAGCGCCAGCGTTTTTAGGATGACGCCGTACTTGCGCCGATTCTCCACATCCTGCTGTAGCAGGCGCGATACACCGCCAATGAACTCGCTGACCGAATCCAGTTGCGCGTTTTGCAGAGCATTTATTTGCTCTGCCGTACGCCGTGCGGATTCCAGTTTTTGTGCATCAGTGTCTTGTTGGAGTTGCAGGGATTGTTCAGCCAACTCCACCTCAGTATCGAGGATTTGTTGTGAGGCATCCTGGATGATGATAGCCTGCTCCTCACGGAATTCCCGCTCGGCATCAAGACGGGCTTGTCGCGCTGCCGCTTCGTTTTCCGCAACGGCAGTGTCGAACGTGGGTTGGTCGATGGCCCCGGTTTCGAGTTGTCCATCCAGTAATGCGCGTCGGGCGGCTTCCTGCTCGTTGATCTGCGCAAGTTCCTGCTGGAAGCCGGCAGCGAGCGCCGCCAACTTTTCCTGCTGCTGCTGTACGATAACGGTCTTTTCTGCGACTGCGGACTCGTTGCGTATCTCGAAGATTGCCCGTTGGTGTTGTAGTTCCAGGATTTGTGAGCGCTCGTTGTAGTCTTCCTGCGAGATAAGGCCCTGCCTGAACTGCTCATCAAGTCGCTGTTGTTCGAGCGTGAAAAAGCCTTGGGCCTTGGTCTCGTCAATTTGGTTGAGGTTGCGTATTGTCTCCAACTGCCTGCCACTGCTGTCAGCGGCATTGCGGGCGCGGGCTTCCTCGGCGGCCACGCGAAATGCCTCGATGTCTGCAAGCGCCTTTGTTTGTGCCGCCGACCGCTCCTTTTCGATTTCGGCAATCGTCTGCTTGAGTTTTTCCTGCAACAGCGCTCGCTGGGCTTCGATCTGCTGTGGCGTTCCGACCAGCGCGGATATCGCGTTGGCGGTTTCGTTTTTTGCCAACTGGATGCGGCCCTCGAACGTGCGCTTTATCAGGTCCTGTTGGAGTTTGTAGATGTTTTCCGCCGCGGCCTTTTCGTCTTTTGCCCGCTGCTCAGCCAGTTCCTTGAGCCGCTTGTCCGCTTTCTCCCTGCGCTCGATTTCGGCCTTGGCCGCATCGGTGTCAAGCGCTTTGAGTTGCTCGATGGTGAGTTTGCGCAGGTCGGTCTGAACCTTCCGGGCTTTTTCTGCCTGCTCGGCCAGCACCTCGTTTACCGCCGATGCTGCGATTTCTTCTGTACCGGTTCGGCGCAGTTGGAACGCCTCGTCAAACTTTTTGCCGGTCTCATCAAATTCCTTTTGCAGGTCCTTCAACTCTTTTTCCAGGTTTCCGATCACCGTCTGCACGTTCTTTTCAATGTCGGTACCCCCGGAGCCAAGGCGTATCTGCTCGAAAAAGCCGATGGCGTCTTGGCCTTGCGTGCGTATCTCCTGGATGCGCAATTGTTTTTCGATGATCTTGGTAGCCACCTCATCTTGCGCGGCTGCCTTTTTGCGCTCGGCTACGCTGCGGATTATCTCATCGGTGAGGCGCTTTTGCAGACTGGTAAGTTCAGACACCGACAGTTTTTCCAGGTCCATACCGCGCAAGTATTCAGGGTATGCTTCCTGCAGGGCCTTGATGGCATCGGCGCGTTCCTTGGTGCTCGACGATGCACTTTTCAGTATTTCGATGTTCTTGTTGAGTACCGATGCTTCGCGGGCAGATTCCTCCGCGATTTCCTTTTGTGCATCACTCAGGCGCTCTGATGCGCGGGTTGCCGCGTCAGTGGATTCTGTGAGTGCCTGGTAAGCCTTCACGCCGGCATACACAACGGCGATAATCGCCAGCAGTGGGAACGCCTTGGTTACCGTGTTCAAAATGCCCTGTGCCAGCGCCTGCCGGCGCGTGGCATCCGTGAGCAGTAAGTATGCAGCCGATTGTCTGATGCTCGCAACGGTTGCAAGTATGGCCTCCCGGTTGAACGCAGCAATGGCCAGCGCCAGCGCCACAAACTCGGTTTTGTTTTCGGCCAGGATTCGGGGTAGCAGCGCCAGCGCATTGATGAGCGAAGCCACGCCGCTGAGCGCTCCCGATAAGAAGTCCTGCAGATCGGTGTTCACCGTCAGGTTGATGACCGCGTTTTTTACTTTGTCCACCGACGCTGCGAAATTGTTGTTTTTCTTCTCGAACTCCTGCTGTACCGACGCTGTATCTTCCAGGGCTTCGCCGGCCTGCTGGATGCGCTGGGTAAGTATGTCGTAATTCTCACCGAGTTTGCCAAATGTCTCAATCTCGCGGGCGCCCTCTATGCCAAATTCACCAAGTAACTTGATGAATTCAGTATTTTTTTCACTGCTTTCCGCAGCCCCTTTCGTGACAAGCCCAAAGGCTGCCACGATGTCGCGCTCTACCAACTGTCTGAACTCGGCAGCACCCTTGCCCGCGATGGCCGCAAACTTGTCCGGCGCCTCGCCGATCTTGAATAGTGTGTTCTGAACCGCAGTGGCGCCGCGCTCAGCCGACACGCCCAGTTCGTCGAGCGTCGCGGACAAGCCGAATATAGACGCCTTGGAGACATTCAGGGGGCCGGCTACACCGGATAGGCGATTCACAAAATCCGCAATGGACGGCGCCGTAGCGTTGCCGGACGAAGAAAGGAAGTTCAGCGCATTGCCGATCTGCAAGATGTCTGTGGCCACATCTTCTGTCTTCAAACCCGGTATTACATTTCGCAGGGTTGCTACCTGCTTGGTAACCTCCTCGACGGATCCGCCGAACTCGTCCTTCAGGGCTACCGTCACCACGTCGGTCGCTTCGGTGAAGGCTTTCAAATCATTCTCTACCACACCCAACTGGCCGCCGATCTCGGCGATCTGCAACTGGTCAACCAGCGAAGTGCGCGTATTGCGAAACTTCAACTCTTCCTGGAGCCGCTGTATGGCCGGTATCGAGGCGTTGGCGGTTTTTGCTACGTCGGCCACTGCGTCGCTTGCCTGCGCGTTGGCCTGTATGAATTCGGTTACACCTACCGTCAGGCCGATTATTGGTGCAAGGCGCTGTGTAACCCCCACAAGGCCGTCGAACGCGCTGGCGTAGTTGCCCACGTTGCGCGTATAGATGCCCATGTTGGCATCAATAGATTTCAACTGCTTATCCAGTTGCCCGATCTGCTTTAGCAGGTTGTCGCCCAGCCCGGCCTTTATTTGTGCTTCTCCAAGTTGCCGGTATTCGCCGCGCAGTTGTTGCAGTTGCAGTTCAAGGTCTCGGTATGAACCGGCTGCAACTTTCGTCCGCTCAAAAGCGACCTGCTGCTTTCGGATTTCATCGTTCAACAACTTCTGCTCACCCTTCGCCGCCGCGATTTTCCGTATGATGTCAGTGTATGCGTCTGACCCCTGCTCGACACCGGCAAGTTGTTTGCGCAGGTCGGCTACGCTTTCTTTGGTCTGGTTGATCTCGTTGCGCAGCCGCTTTTGTTGCTGCTCCAACTGCGTGACATTACCCGTGCCTGTACCGGCCTGGGCAGCGGCCAACCTCCGGGATACCGACTCCAGTTCGGCGGACATGTCCTTGAGTTTCCGGGTAAGCGTGTCGAGCGCCCGCGACTTCTCGTTTATGTCCTTCAGGATTTGCCCCGATTCTTCAAGCGTGGCGTTCACCTCGCCCAAGGAAGCGATTACCTGGTCTTCGCCTTTGAGTTGCAGGCGTAGCGATATGACTCTTTCGGATCCCATTATTCAATATTTTCGGGTGCAATATCCGGCACGATGGGGTCAATGTCGGGGTCATCGTATGTCACGGCGTCCATGTCTTCCTGCCTGGCTGTCACATACTTGACAAGTTGAGCATCACACTCATCACCGATCAGGGGTTTGTATCCAGACAGTTCCAGCAATATCCACACCGATTCGTTGGCATCGTACGGCATTCGCCGCATTTCCCGGTAATTCAGTGCGGCTACTGATGGCAGCGGAATGTTTATGCGCCCACTCAATACCTGCCCCTCCTTTATGGTGCTGATGTAAGTCGGGTAGAATGTGGATACCAGCCCCCTGATATTCCGGTCTGCATCCTTCGATACCAGGTCAGGGTACGCCGGCGCAAAGTCCCAGTCTGCCAGCGCAGGACCGCCGCCGATGTCGATCCACTTATGCTGCGTGATCCACGGGGCGCGGGCGCCTTCGCTGAAATAAGTCGTTTCGGTATCGTCGTAGTGAAACGCGAAGGAAAGCGCATCCGGGAACATGATGCCGCACTTTGGATTGCCCTCATACGTCGGCATTTCTTCCCGCTTCTGTGGCTGTCCAAACGGCGTCCAGATGATGCCGGGAAGTTTGTCGCCTCGTTTGTACGAGGATGGCAATATCGTGGGCAGGTACGCATCCTCGCGCAATTCGATGTCGCTGGGCTGGCTTTGGTACAGCGTAGCGAAGTAGGGGTTTTGCGAAGTCTCCGCCTTTGCGCCCCGGTCGTACAAATCAATGTCGGTGTAGTACGGCGGTATCTTCTTGGTGTTGGCTCGTTGTAGCGCGGCCAAAGTTGCTTTTTCCATCGGGTCGTTGCTGTCCTCTTTGTATGCAAGTTTCAGCGACTCACCGAATGGCGACACGTATTCGACTTCAACCTCCTCAGCGTCTACCTCGAAAGTTTTGAGCGGCCAGTCACGCCGGTAGAAACCTTTACGAACAATCGGCGCCCCATCTTCGATCAGGGTGTAATCGAAACGCGGCTCACAGAACACGCGCTTTGTCACATCGTCAATTGCCCAGGCCAGGCAGAACATGTGCGAGATGCCGCGCAGGAAAGATTTTACCTCCTCGTCCGGCAGGCAGGATGCCACATCAATATCCGACCCTATGAACGGCTTGTTGAGCATGTACACATGGACTTTCACCGAACGGATGTTCACCTCGAATCCGCTTGGCGTGACTTCGGTCAGGCAGATAATGTGTATTTGATCTCCCGCTTCCAACAGGAACTCAGCCTCGACCAATACGCCGGGGCTGTCTATTGCCGTGGCGGTCACGGCAAACGTAGGCTCGAATATCGGTGTGGGATTACCGGGCCTTAATACAAACAAAGTCAGTTGGTCTATATCATCCTCCGAATTGATGGTTACCTTGACCTTGTAGTATCCGGGTATTTGCGCCTCGATGTAGTTGACGTAGTTCTGGTTGACGAAATTCGGCGGGCTGACCTCGAATTGAGGTTGCCCGTTCTCGAAGTACATCGTACTCGGATCATCGTCAGGCTCGTAGATGATATAGATACCGGATACAAACCCGATGGTCCAGCATGTTTGAGCGCCGAAACTGGCCTTGATGTACGCGGTCTGCCAGTCCGGGTCGTGGAGTTTCCACAGATCACCAACGCCAAACGTATGCGCATGGCGCCGGAAAAAGTAGGTGTCGAAAAATTCCGACACCACGGTGTAGCCCTGCCCCTGGAATATGGCATCAACGATCGGCTTAAATCCTACCGATGGCCGGAAGTCCTTTATATCGAACACGCCGGTTCCGCGCTCCGATCCGTACACCACCGGGCAAAACCATGCCTTGAAAATAGAAAAGTCTGTGTCGTTCCAGTTTGAAAGGATGTTGGCAAAACTCCACGCGATTTCTCCAAGGTCCAGCGACCGCAGGGAAACGCCTTCCAACTTTTCCCACAGACTCAGCCCATCGCCAAGAAGTTCGAGCAGGTGTGAGGCCGCCGCGCCGCTGCGCTTCGTGGCTTTTTTCAGGATGCCGGGGCCGGCAAATATCATAATGCCGTTGACAACCATCTTCACGCTTACCCGGGTCGATCCGCGACCCAGCACCCCTTGTGTCATCAGGGTTTGCAGTTTCGATTGGTTGCCGGGGGTATCGGGGATAACCAGCGACTTGAGCACATTGTCAACCTCGGCGCCGTCAGCGCCCACAATTTCCAGGAACTTGTCCGTGCGTTTACGGATGCTCGCGGGTATCGACTTTAACTCGTTGTAGTCGATCGTAAGGTTGTTGATGTATAGTTCTACTTGTCGCATTACACGCGTTGGCTGAATCGCTGTTTTGAATAGATCACCGTGAAGGTGAATTTCCTTTCGGTGATGTCGAATTCGTCTGTCTGGATCACAATGGGGTAGAACCGCGTCGGCGCCCCGGGCTGATCTGCCGGCTCCTTCTCGATAAAGGCCAGGGGAGACATGGCAAGTTCTTGTAGCCAAACCGCCTGCTTGTCGCTAAATCCACCTACCTCTACTTCGAAGCCTTTGTCACCGCGCACCTGCCCGCGCATCCGAACATGGCTGCGTGTGATCGGCGATGACCCGAACACAAAATCATCCGGGAGTTTCTTTTCGTATGGATCGTCGGTCAATTTCAGGTTGTCGCCAGGCTGCGATGTAACCGGGAAAAAATCCCACACACCATAGCGGTTCAGGAAGTGTATCCGGTAAGATACACAAATGGTAGGCTCCCATTGCACATAGTACCGGCGCACTTCGGTTATAGCATCGGTTGAGCCGACCGCAGCGCCGTAGACCTCATAATATGTGATGTCATTGTTTTCGAGCCCCATTTCTGTGCCACCGCCAATAATGTGCTCCTCATCCCACGCCATGTTCAGGATGTTCAAGCCGCCCACGCCCAACCGAAGGATTTTGTTTTCATCGTCGGTAGGTAGTACGCGGCCCCAGGAGCGGAGAAACCCGGAGAATATGCCGGAATTCTGCCTGAACTCTACAATCCACGATATTTCTACGTCATCGCGGTTGTACATGTACAGGAATTCGTTGGAGAAAAGGTCGGTGTATCCTCGCAGTGTCTTCGAGGTAAGAAAGCGCCGACCGGTAGCCGCCCAGAAATCCTGCATTGCCGGTTCCTCCTCCTCCACACGGACGGCGTTTATGACCCGGTAGCCGAGTGTGTTTTCTGTACTGCCGGCATCGCGCTCAAGCAAACCCGCAGTGTTGGGTTTCCACGGCGTCAAATCGCACTCTATGAATGCAACCTGCGGCGATCCATATACAGCCTGAGCGCCAGATCCTGCGCCATACACAGGAAGCATGTCGCGCGGTACAAACAGTTGCTGTACCACTTCCCTAATATCAAACTTGAACGTACAGGTGTCGGTGCCGCTGGCACTGGTTACCTCGATGGCCTCATAGTACAGCGTTTCGATCACTGTGCCCTCGTTTTTCACCACGACTTCGAGGGCAGCCGGTGGCTGGCCGGTCGTGACCGTCTCCGTGACAATGAATGTCTGGGATACATACGCTGCGTACAGAAGTCCGCCGATCGGTGCATCCGATACTACGAGTGCCATGTGCTATTTGTGTTGGTGACGTTCGTTCGATTCTCATGCCCAAAACCAGAGAATCGAACGAACGTCAATTTTTGGAAAACTGAATGTATGGGCTGTATGCCCGGGCGGTTTGCTCCAACATGGCGTCAAACACATCTTCCATGTAGTCGCCCGAAATATCCGCAATCCTGTCCTGCCACTCCACATTGTACCGGTTATAGATGTAGTCTATCCACTGGGTACGCCTACCGTTGGACGTAAATCGGTAACTACCCTTTGTCGGTACCCCTTCGCGCTTCATCGTCGTGGCCATAGCAAATGCAATACCCCTCACTGTCTTGTCCAGGCCCCCGCCTATTCCCTTTAATCGTATCCATCCCATGAGCGCCTCGATAAACTTCGAAGTCTTTGCGCCACTACCCCGGCTATATGGAACGCGCTCCGGTGACAGGCCGGTATTTACAATTATTCCGTAGTCCAGGTGCGACATCTGCACCTCGATGTTATCCAGCATTGTTTTCACCTTCGCCACCACTGATGCAATCAGTTTTCCCGTTGCGCGGTGGCCTTGCGCTTCCAGTTCCTCCACGAACAGAATAGCCATATCAGAAGCAAACTCATCGTATCGCTTCAAAAAAGTTTGCCGTGCCTGCTCGATGGTCATTTGTCATACAGCCATTTTTCGACAGGCGGCACAAGAATGCCGTCATCGCCGTACACGAAGTTAAAATCCACTGGCGCCGGGCAGTAGTCCGTCTCGATGTAAATGTTGGTAATCAGGATTGCAGTGTTATCGCTGCCCTGATATATCAAATCGCCGTCGGGTTCGCTCGATCCCACGATGACATCCGTAAGCGACTCTATGACTTCCCACGTGGCCGTAGCGCCGTGCGCTTTCAGCCACTCCACATCATGCCAGCCGTCTGCGTAGGGGCCTGACAGAAATTCCACCCGGGCCCAGCGGCGAAGGGAGTTCAGGTACCTCAGCATGATCTGCCGCAAGTCCCTACCCACTTCCTCAATGGCTCGGTTCATGCTGTACTGGTCGGAATAGGATGTGCCGGGGTACGGCAACTGGTCGACCACAAATAGGTTGATTTTGTGGCGTTGCTTTTTTGCCCCTTTGGTGATGGGGTTGAAAAAGCGCATGGTATCCTCAGCGCATCCTATCAGCGGATACTCAATTTTGACGCCGGACCGGTAGGCGTTGGAGTCGTAGCTGCGGATAAACAGGTAGGGAGGCCGCGCGGCCTCTATAGTCTTGGCCAGGTTGTCAGCCTCCAACTCGTTGAGGGAGCGCAGAACAGCGAACGTGTTGGGGCGCTTGGCCACATACTCGTGCGCGTCGGCGTTCGGATATGTGGCCGGCCATGCTTTCACCATGGCGCTGGCAATGCCGTAGAATTCGGTTGGGTCGGTCATGTTCCTTTTGTTTCGTCGGATTGCAGATGCCGCTGCTTTCCGACCCATATCATTGCTTCGTAGAAATTCGACAATAGAGCCCCTTCCATCTTTGTCAGGTCTGGCCGCCCGAACCGGTCACCCTCCGCAATCGAATCCAGGACTATGTACCAGCCCCAGACCGTCCACTTCGCGTGCGCGTTTTTGAGCGCCCGCGCTTCCTTGATGTCGTTGACGTAGGTGTGGAACGCGTACGCGATATATGGGTGACGGCCAATCGAATCTTTGAAGTTTTCAAAAAAAAAGCCATATCGAGGCAAACCGACATAGGCGCTTTGGAAAACTCCTCGATCCTGCGCTCTACGAATTTACGCCGGGCGTTGTATTCGAGCGGCACTTGTTCTATATTGCCTTCCTTCAGTACCTTGTGCGAAAGGACTGCCAGTAAGGCCACATCAACGTGGTATTTCCGATCGGCAAGTATGTACTCGCCGTTCTTGTCCTTCGCACTGTACACGTGCTCGATTTGCAGCGCCTCAATCGCCTCAGCAGTCGTCAACTCTTGCCCCCACCACTGGTGCCCCATGTTATCCACCACCTTTTGCGGCCACACGTAGGTATTCCCCTTCCACTCGAACGTGTTACGTTCTTTGGGCTGGTACCCGTTTATGATGGAATTCAACTGGATATACAGCGTGGCCAACGCGGTTTTGCCATCAGCCAGGGGCGGGAAGGCTTTCAGGATGTCAGCGGCGGTCGAATCCACAACGCAGGTCAGAAGGTCGGCAATGGTGTAAAAAAACTCGCCCCATCGCTCCTCATCCCATGCCTTCATGGTTTCCTCACGCTTGACCTGATCATCGCGCTCCAACTGCCGGAACCACTCCGGTGTCTCGTTTTTGCGCAACTGGAAGTCTGTCCATTGACGCATGGTTATCTCGTCTGCCGATTGCGGAAAACGAAACTCCTTGCGCTCGGAGCGCAGTACCTCTCTGCCGCCTTCCATCTTGGAGGTGGCTATTGTGACCTCAAATACATTCATTCCTCGATGTTGAGGTGTTTGCGGATGAGGGATTGCAGGTAGGCTGCTTTTTGGTTCGGCTTCTTGGCGGCTTCGGGATCGCCATCAAGGGCTTTAATCATGCCGACTACGCCGCCCTCATTGTAGGTCTGGATGATCTGGTTGGGCGACATCTTCACAATCTTCTCGTAGAGGCCACGAAGATTATCTTCCTTTTCAGGGTTTTCAGTATGAGCCGCAGGTTGAGCAGTGGCGGTCGTCGTACCTGCGGCCTTCGTGGGGTCTGCGAATATCTGTTGCGGGGGAACCGTGTTGAATCGGCCTTGCGCGCTGCCAGTTGTTTTTACGACGGCGGCGCTTTCAACTTCGCGGCCACCGCTGGCGAGTCTGCCTCGCAGTTCGAGTGCCTTGTTCGGGTCGAGTTCGGCGACGGCGCGTTGAAGGTGCATCTGCACCGTTCGGGCCTTGTGGTGTTGGAGTTGGCTTGCGGACTCAAACGATTGTTCGAGCAGGCCGACGAGGGTGGAAGTGTCCATATTATTGCTGTTGGATGTTTGATTGTATTTTGTCAATGTCCTGCATTTTTTGCAGCCACTCCGGATCAACCGGCAACTGTGTGCCCTCTTTGACCCCAATATATGTGCCATCTTTCCACAGCGACGGGTATTGTCCGCGCATCGTAGCCTCGTATCCGGGTAGTTGGGTCAGGTAATCGTGTACGCCGATGATACCGTTAGCGTAATAGAACTTGCGCAGTTTGAACGCATGGTTCATGTCACGCAGGGCCACGCCTGGCATTTCGTACATCTGCGCAATCTCCACCGGCTGTATCAGGCCGTTGCGCTTTATCTCGAACACGCCTTGGTTTTGGAGTTCAAGGCCGCTCACCGCGGTGGTGATGTTGTATTCCTCGCAGCAAGGCCGCAGGCGGCTGGCTATCGACTTGATCTGCGCGGCAATGTCGGCGGTCATGCTGAATCTTGGTTTTTGGTGTGGCTGGTGTTGTCCGTTGCTGGTCATAATGTTGCAGTTGTGATGGGGCAAATGTAACACTTTCAACGAAAAACGCCACGACCCACAAAATGGAGACGTGGCGCAAAACAACCCACTAAAAACAAAACGGCTATGGATCAGGCTTCGTTGCCGGCTTCCAGCGAATCGATCTGTTCGTTCATGGCCTTGATGGCGGCGGTCAGATCGAGCGATGCATCGGCAAAAGCCTCTAATGCGGTTTCGACTTCGGGGATTTCGTGACGGATGACTTTTTTCAAGCCCGCGCGGTATGCTGCCTCCTGATCTTCCGTCAGATCATCGAGGAATTGGCCGATGGGATTGGTGACCTCAAGAATACCCGTGGTGTATTCCTCGAGGTTTTCACCAGGGGCCAGTTTTTCGACCGTCAACAGTGCTGCCTGACAGCGACCGCCGGCGTTGAACGCGGCTTTGACAACCCCTTCCAGTTCGTCGTTTTTGAAATCGATCTGGTTACCCAAACCGTCAATGATGTTTTGCAAGTCTGCCATTGATGTACAGTTTTAGTGAATAAAATGTGTGCCGAAAGGTATGCAGATAGATTTAAAGCCGAGGTTAATTTATACCAACAAAAAAGCGCCGATTGCTTGCGCAGCCGACGCTATTAAACCCCAAAAAACCAAATGAAAACAATTCTTTGTAAAAGCACCACGACCCGGCCTCTATTTGGGTCAGCAAATATGAGGCCGGGCGTAACGCGTAACGGTATCTTGACGGGAGCCCTCAACCGATTGAGGCCGCAGCCCCGTGTAGTACAATGAACAACGGCACAAATATAAAGGCATTATTCAAATAAAAAATAGAAGCCTCAAAATTTATTTACTACTGCGCTTTCTGCGCTTCTTTTTTACCTCAAATACGGAGCGCATAGTATAGGCATCGAAGTAGTCCGGGCTGTAACCGAGTTCGGCTTTCACCTCGTCTTTGTCCGACATGGTGAGCCGGTTTGATGCGTCGAATCCTTTTTTCCTGTGCTTGTCAAACTCTTCCTTGATTCGCTCCTGGACGTCCTCATCCTGTACGTTGACAAACACGGCATAATCTTTTACCCGCTGCGCGAAGTGGTAAGCGCACTGGGTTTTCAGGTTTTTGTACATCACTTTCACCCGGTCGTCTTTTTCGGCCGGATCACCACCGCGAAAGTCTATTGCCGACTTGAGCCAGCCGCGCAGGAAATTGCCGACGCCGGCGCTGTCGAACGCGATGTTGCTGCCTGGTATGCTGTGCCTGTTTTTGATCTCCAACATCTTGTCAAGCACCGCCCTACCGTCCGACTTCTCGAACGTGTAGGTGTGCGTTGCTCTCCACCCGTCCCATACGACCACCACAAACAGGTCATTCCCCTCCATCGCTATATCGGCTGTCATATACTTCTCGCCTCCAGGGACAAACTCGTTGTCAAACAAGTCGCCAAGTGCGGTGTAGTCAAATAGTTCGTTGTCATCGCCGGTAGCATACCACCTGCCGTCGAGCAGTTGCATGGCCGTGTTTTCATCCTGGGCGAGCAGGTTGGCTCGATACGATGGGTCACGGGCCGTCAGCGCCCGGTTACCATCCAATGTGCCGCCGATGAATGTCAGCGACTTGATGGAGTGCTCGTCGTACTTCGACTGCTCGGAACCCGGCAACTGGATAATCACCTGCTCAGGCGTGTCCCCCCACAGCAGGCGCTTTTTGTAGCGCGTCACAAAGCGTACAGTGCCGTCACGTTCGGGGATAGGAAAGCCCCTCATTTTTTCGTTGGGGTAGTCATCAGGGTATAGCCACCACTGAATAAGGTCCTTTACCCAGCCGCGACTTTGTGGGTTGGTCGTGCAGCGCATATAGGGCCGAACGCCGCAATCGGATCCGTCGCGGTTTCGGGTGAGCATAAACCAGAACTGGTTGGCAAGGAAGTGGGTAAGTTCGTCGAATCCGATAAGGGGTATCTGGCTTCCCATCCACGTGTACATGTCCTTCTCGTATTGCATGTGGCTGAACTTTACCCGCGCGCCCGATGGGAATGTCCATGCGGCACTGTGTTCGAGCGGACGAGGACGCCAAGCCTTGAGCAAAGCAGAGTATACGCTGCTTGATGTATCCCACAAACCACCCTCATTCCTGATCTGGGGCATGGTTCGGCGGAAAATCACCGCGCCGAATTTTGGGTTTTCAATGTGTCGTGTGGGTTCGAGCAGTAGCGCGAATGACTTGCCAGCGCCAGCCGCGCCGCCACCGATGACTATATCCGCCCTGCTTGACAGGTACTTCATCTGAAAACCTTCCTGCGGATATACCCGGCTGATTGCACCCATGATCGAAACTTTGTTTGGGTGAAAGGCTATTTGACTTCCTGATTATCCATAGTGCCATGGGCCAAATTTTGTTTGTCCCGGTCTTCGCGCCCGTTGTCGGGCAGGTAGATGACGATACCGGGGCCTTCCTTGTCGTTGCCTTCGGTATCGGTGAGCGCTACGCGGGATGTGGGCTTGCCGTATGCGCGGTCGAATATCTCCTCCATCGCCTTTGTGTCCTTGTCATCGATTGCCTTCAGGATTCGCTTTGCGTACAGTATCACGAATGCCGCAAGGTCGGTTCGCTTGACCAGTACCTTGAGTTCTGCCGGCGTCATCTCGCAGAGCCAGCGCAGGGTTTTGATAGTGATACCGCGCTCGAACTCAGGTTCGATAGGCCCGCCCAACGCCGCTTCGAGCACCTGGAGGCGCGTCGGCTTCGGTGGGGCGCCGTCAAGATTGCGGCGCGGGTCGTAGCCCTTTTTGAATCCCTGTGGATTTACACCCTTTTTCAGGTTGGGATTTCCGGCCTTACTTTTCTGTTGTTTTGCCATGGCAGTAAATTGCAGATGTCGCTGCGGCAAAGGTAATTACGACACCCACAAACAAAAAACGCGCCTATTGCGGTGGAGAGTGGCGACAAATAAAAACGCGGGCTGCTCATTTGCGGCCCGCGTCCGGATTTCCCGTATAATAATCTCATGAAAAGTTTGCACAAAGATAGTCGGTTTTTTGAGATATGCAAGCCGTATAACTGTCGCCTGCCGGCAATCCTCCCATGCGGTCGGACTTCGTCAGGCTTGGAGTTAAACGCAATTAGAAAATAAATACGGTTGCTGCAAATGTTGGGAAACGCGCTTTTCAGAAGATAGCGCGTATTCAGCCGTTAACTCACTTAAAATCCAGCGCCTTTCGTTTTTGATGGATGCTATTGCGGTTGTTCCAGTTCCGCCAAAAGGGTCATATACCAAGCCCCCTTTTTTAGAAAAATTAACAACTATCTTTTCTGCGAGTTGCAGCGGGAACGCCGCCCCATGGCCATCCGCCTCTTGTTTTTTGTTGATTATTGTCCATAGGTTTGACATCCTGCCCCGATCAAAGTACGAGTTTGTTATCGCTCTCCCACATTTTTTGTCAGCCTCCAAAACTAAAATAAGTTCGTGCGAGGCGTTCAACACGTCCGGGTGCATGGATGGTTGCCCGTCTCCCTTGTGCCACACTATTACATCTTTTATGTTTTCCGCATAGTCTCCAATGAGTTTAAAAAAAGCCTGCTTCGACCCCGTTACAATCTGTATATTGTAAAATACTATTTTTGAAACCCTGAGCAATTCGCCTAAAATAACTTTGTGCGTTTCATAAAAAACTTCAATCGGTAGGTCATCGGTAAAATGCTCATATCTTTTGCCAATATTTTTATCTTTCTCCTTTGTGGTATATTTCCCATTTCTAATCCTTGTGCGCATATTATAGGGCGGCGAAGTCACCACCAAGTCAACAAACCCGTCCGGCATCCTTGCCATTGTGTCGAGGCAGTTTTCGTTGTATATCTTGTTCAATTCCATGTTTTAAAATTAAAGGCGTTTAACCATGCTTTCCCGCCTATGCTGCGTAAACCTTGCGCGGCGGCTTCGATTTCGTTTTGGATTATTTGCCGCGCCGGGTCTGGAAGGTTGTATTTTAATTGCAATGTGGCCAATCGGTTGCGGATATT